CAAAATCCGGTGTTGCTTCTTTTTTGATATTATCTGGTATTTTTATTTTACCAATACCTTCATTTATAAACTTTACAAATACATCATTTTCACCCAATGTTTCTTTATATTGATAATAATAATCAATTATCGTTCTAAAACTATAGACATTGCCACCGTGTAAAATTGTTTGTGTTACATTTTCATCTACTGTAATTGCCAATTCAACTTCATTTGGTAATTTGATGTTCTCAACAATTTTTCCCCAACAGCCATCTAAACTGTCAGTTGCTTTATGTAAAGACACTATACCAAATTCATCACTTTCCAAATAAGCAAATAAACCTGGCAACCTTGAAATCATTTTTTCAAAAGATACTTTATATTCAATTGTTCTCATCATTCTCCAATTTTAGCCTCATATAAATTTATTACGATTTCATTGGTGTTTTGATTGGTAACACTACTACCATAAATATCTGGGTCAAGATAATATATATGTCTGTCAGTCTCTTTATCATACTGATATTTCAAATGTATGTATGAAAACTTATTATACTGTGTTATATCATAATGTCCATCAGTATTTGTGTTGTTATATATCCAATTCGTTGTGTAATTATTAATCTGTTTTGTACTATTCCAATCATTGAGGATTTCTTCAAATGTCTTAATTCCACTTCTTCCTGACCATTTTTTAGAATCCCAATAAGGCATCATAAAAGGTATTGTTCTTCCATATCCTGCATGATTAAATTCCACCTTCATATACAAATCTTGTGGCAATGTTAATTCATTGTCTTTCCATATATAAAGATAAAACCCCTCACTTGATGTTTTTGATGAATTTTTGTCTTTTATCACTAATTGAGAACTTAATCTTGTATTATCAACAAAACTATCCCTATCAACTCTTATTCCAACCTTTTTTTCAGTTGGTATATAACGGCCATAATTGTTTTTGTCCGCACCAACACTTACATAGTTTTTCCCATCAATATACTTTATATATTTTGAAAATAAATCATTTGTGTCAAAAAAAACTGTTGAATAACCAATTAGGTTTTGATTTGCACTATTCATTGAATCATAATATAACAAACGCAAAAAACTTTTCTTTAATTTGTTTTTTTGATAATGCACATCATCATTTGTAAAATTCAAAAAACACAACAAATCAGACATATCATCATCTGTTAACTGTTTGCTTAAATTTTCACCAAATTTCAAAATCTGTACATCGTTACCAATCTTTACAATGCCATTCCAAAAACTCTCATTTTCAACAAGCCAATCATCACCTCTATGTTCTCTAAAATGTAAATTAATTTTTATTGTATAAACATCAGTAAAACTATTTTTATTAATGTTTGAAACACAAGGATAATATACATCTTTTTCTAAATCAGTAATATCATTGATTGATTTTTTCTTCTCGTTTGCAACATATTCATTTAATAAGTCAATTTGTTGTAAATTTGTTTCAAAAGTATTTATTATTGGAACTTTAAGTTCAACAATCGGTCTTTCAAAACTAAATTCGTATCTTGTTTTTTCAGAAAAGAGAAAATTTTCCCTAAAAACATTGATTCCACCCAAATCTCCATATCTTTCAGTGTCATTTATGATGTAATATGCCTTTTCACTTATTCCATCACCATCATCTTCCAATTGGTCATATTCTTCTTGGGTTATCTTAATTAATTCATTACTCCTATGAACATATCTTAATGTATTTTCAACTTTATCATTATCAATTTGTGAATTGAAAATTAATGCATAAAGATTTTTTTGCTCTTCTGTTTGAAAATCATCATAAGTTGCAAACAATGAGTTTGGTGTAAGGTATTTAAACATTATTGTTGTTACAATAACCTCGCCAAATATGTTTGTGTATCTGAAATAAATCGGTATCCTTTGTTCAGATATTATTTCCTCTGGATTTTCTTCTGTTGTTTGTTGTTCCACATAATCAGTAACATCAAAATAATGTATATTATTGAAATACATTACAATAACATCTTCATTATTTTGTCCACTTGTTATTGACTCAATATCCAATGTAAACTCTTTATCTATTAAGAATGAAAAACTTCTACTGTTTTTATTTACCTTTATAATTTTATAATCCTTATAAAAAGTATAGTTACTTTGGTAATCATAAGTTGTTTCACCAAAATTAAGAGACAAATTATTGATTGTATTGATAAACACACCTTCTTCAAGTTTGTCAATATCATTACATTCACAAGTCACCATTACCTTGTTTTTGTTATAACCCAAATATCCTGTTTCATCTTCGATATTATTATCAAAGTCAACAAAAGATATAATATCAACAGGTAAATCTACTTTTGTCTTATTTAATTTATTTGTATTAATTCTATATTTTAACATACTTTGTTTTGTTCATCCTTATATTCATAATTAGAGGTTTTCTTAATATTACCAAAAACATTATTTGGTAAATCTTGTATATTATAAAGTCCACCATATCCAAACGGGTCTTGTCTTTCCAAGAAAAAGTTTATTTCCTTATTTATATAAAAATGACCATTGGCAAATGGATATTCTTTCAAACCAACAACATTTTTATTACCTACATTTAATATGTCTCTCCACAAATATAAATTTGTTGAAACTTTATTTGCATAAGATGGAATTTCCTTATTTCTCACCCTTAATGTATATTTAGGTCTACTGTAATCAATAATATGTCTGCCAACATCTGTTGGTATTACTATTTCATTATTTACATTAGTTATCTCATTATGTGCAACATGACTAATTCCATTTTCATCAGTCCATGTGTAAACATTGATGATATCTTCTTGTGTTATAATTTTTTCATCAGAATGTAACAAACCCTCAACAAGTTCGAAAATATTTTTCCCACCACTACTTGGATTAGGTGGATTTAAAAGAAAACGTACATTACTTTGTACACTGTTAACCACTAACGGACACATTTCAGTTTCATCCTCATTGCATAGGAAAACAATATCACCACTTGAAACACCTGTTCTTATTGCTGATACAACCTCAATAAACAAACCATTTGCTTGTCTTGGTCTGCATGATGTTATTCTTATATCTCTATGTGAACCTTGACGCAATGAACCAAATTCTCTGACATCAATCGGATAATGTGCTTTATAATGATAACCCTCTTTACGATATGTACTATCTAAAGTTTCTTCACTACATGTAAAAGTATCACTTATGAATTGGCCTTTATAGTCATAATCATCCAGTTCTATTTCATCAATAACTGATGTATTGCATTTTAATTCACTATCTGAAGTTGTGAAAATATGTTCTCTTTGTTCTGTATTAAACCTAAAATGAACATCTGATAATGTGGTTTCAAGCGCATTATATGTATCAAATTCAACAATATCACCGTAAAATATATCATGTTCATTACTTTCCATGACAATATCATCATCAAGTAATATACCATCTGTGTTTGTTATTAAACAACAGTCACTAATCTCTTTTCTGTTTTGTATGACTTCATCTTCATCATCCCATTCATTAAAAATATCCAAACCACTTGTAACTTTTCCAAAACAATGAGAAAATTCAATATTTTTCAAATCATTTTTTCTTTTATTATACCAAGCATTATGACCTTTATTCCTTTTTATTAATGTAACATATAATTGTGTTAATGGTCTTCCAAGATTATCTACAAATTTATCTATATCTATTGTATCAGTAAAAACAATCTGTGTCTTATTATCCCCATATATTGTCGTTGAAAAAGCAAGTGGATATTGTTCTTTTGAAAAAGGTAACATTTCATTATTGACATTGAAATCTTTTCTACAATTGTTATTGATGTAATTTTCAAAATCACCATGAACAATATCATCAGTCAATTCTTCTTTTTTAAACTTTAAATTTGGTAATTTTCTAAATTTGCGATAGTAATACAAACAATTTCTGTTGTTAACTACTTTTGCAAAACGAAAATAATATCTATTAAAAATGTCATTTGGAATTTTTTCATCATTATTAATACCTAATACTTCTTTTACATCACTGACATTATTAATATAAAAGTAATACTCTAAATGTTCACTTTTAAGATTACCAACATTGACAACAGTAAATAACTTTGTGTCTATTTCAGTAAAAGAACCATTCATTGTCTGAGAAAAATAAAGTTTAATTTTATCCCCAATATGAAGGTTATGTTTAACATAAGACCTAAATAATAAAACATCCTGGCCAGAAGTTCCTTTTGTTTCTTTAAAAGTTGCTAATAATAATGCATTAATACCATTTCCATCGTTTATAAGCACCTTATCGTTTCCATTATCGTTTTCAAATGGATAAGTGATACAAATATCCCAATTTTGTTCTTCTCTATGCTGTAATGCATTATATTTTGGGGTAAACGAAAATAGACTACTGTCCGGATACATTTCAACAAATTCACATGCGACATGTTCTTGTTCTTTGCTACCATCAAAATATGTTCCATTGAAAACTTTTGAAATTAACATGTCATCCCATTCACCTTTGTTCCTATCAACAGAATCACGAACAAACTCACAACCTTTAATAGATGATTGATTGTTAAAACCAAACCACCCATTTTGTTCTCCTAAGTTAGATAAAACACTTTCATCAAAACTTAAAACATCATCTTTAAGATATAAATGTCTTGCAATATTGTCTCTGTTATTAGTACCAAAACCACCCTCTATTGAACCAATATTTGTTCGTTTTGTTAACTTAATTTCAGTTCCATCATTATATCTCATTATATCTCTAATGGTGTTGAAATTCTTAATTACTTCATTCCTTTTATTGCCAGAAGTATTTTTATATTTAAAACTGTTTTCATCACTAAGAGGATTGACAACTTTAAATGTTTGATTACGTAGTATATGATTATTGAAAATATCGTAACCACAATGATAATAATAACCACCGTTTTTATTATTAGAATACATCGTATTACGTATCATATCAATATTTGTCAATGTGCTAATTTTTGTTCCATTTCCATTGTAAATACCATCAGATGTAACAATCTCCAAGTCATCTTTATTATCAGTACCTTCATTCTTTACAATTTCAGTAACGGTGTTAAACAAAACATTGCTACAATATGGATTAACTGTAAGTATTAGTCTATATTTCGTTGAATTTGCACGTTCATTCTCAAATATCTCCATTTGGTCAATTGTATCATTAATAGACAAAAATGGAAATACCTTTGTATGACGTTCCATATCAATGTCAATATATTTGTTGACATCAACAGAATTTGCCGAATCAGTACTGCTTAATCTTATTCTTTCATCCATTTATAACTTAACTTTTAACTATTTATTTGCTTGCTTAACTCACAAGCAGCAACTACAAGACAATCATCAGTATAACCATAAGTAGCACTACTTATTACTGGATAATTATGTTCACTTTGCCAAATCCACATTGCATGTGGCATATTTGTTGCAAATTCCATGAATTTTATTATTTTATCCCTATATGTTTCACTTGGTGAATTTTTATCCAATTTCATATTAATATGAGCAAGTTCGTGTATTATGGTACTTCTCATTTGTGTAGTTGTTTCAACTGTTCTATAATAAGCATTATATGTTAATGTGTTAGTGTTTTTATTTGCCTGAGCCACCCATCCACCAGTAGAACTGTATCCTATAACAATTTTATATTGTTTTGAAAATGTTGTAAACATATTATATATGTCGGCAACAGATGCTGCTGCTTGTACAAGTTTATTACTTAGTGTTTGTAAAGCACTTTCACTAACGTTTGAGGTTGCTGCGCTTGTATAAGTCGGTTGTCCAAATGATATTGTATTTGTTGTTGAAATTAATGTTGTTGTTTGTTGATTATAATATGTTTTATTGTTTGAAATAATATAATAACTCCTTACATTGTAAGTATTTCCACTTGTAAGATTTCTTATTAAAATTCTTGATGGATAAATACCACTTTTTTGTGTAGATGCATAACGTTTACACATATATTCATTACCCATAATACTATTATCTTTTATATCAGATAATACACTAATGTAAGTATTTGCTGTTTCTTTAATGGATACGCTTGTCCAAGTTTCAGAAGAAGCATTTTTCCATTCAAAACCAATATCAGTTATTTTTTCACTAAACTCTGGTTTTATATTTCCATCAAGTTCAAAAAATCTATTTAAATGAATATTATATAATAATCCTCTTGAACCTGCCAATATATGATTATCTGGATATTTTTTTTCAGTATACATTTTCTATTTTTTAGTAAAAATTGCTTTATTATTTGTGGGTATTTTAACTATTGTATATAATTCATCACCCCATATATAATTATTTCTGATTACTTGAGCAGTACCACCATTTGTAAGACCAAAATTATATTCAAAATAAACAGAATTTGGATATGCAACATAATCCTCATTAATATCTATGGTAACTGAATCATCAATTAAAATCTTACTTGAACATGTCTCAAACCAACAATGATAATCGTAACTACTACTTTCAGTTTCATTATAATTGTCATCAAATGTTTTTGAAACAGTAAAACCATAGCCATAATATATTCTATTTTTAACTTTATACTCTTGTAAAAAATGTAACATTACTATATTTGGATGGTTTGCATTAGTACCATATGATGAAGTAATAGGATTTCCTTTTGAATTTATAACAAGCATGTGATATTTGTAATCACCCGTATTATTCCTATCTATTGAATAATTAACTCGATAACTAATTGAATTATTAGTATTTTCTAAAGAAGCAACAAATCCATTAGTATTCAATGTGTTATTGGTTGCAACAGTTCTTGTTAATTGTGTTTTACCGGTTTTTGTTATATATGTCATAATAGGGTCAGTATAATAAAATAAACTGTCAAATGTATATGGATATTGCCACATATCTATTTTACCATTCATACCACTACTCGGTATCCTTATTGCTTTGTTTACTATTTCACCCCTTAATAAGATATTATTATTTTCATCAACGTAACCTTTATATTCAACGTGTCTAACAATTGATGTGTCTTTAATTGGTGATACATCAATTGTTCTTGAATACGACCCACTGTCAGAATTACCACCTTGCCAACTACCATAACCAAGTGTTCGCTGAAAAATAATCCCATAATCATCAAGCATTGAATAATTTTTAATGTTACTTGCATTTACTTTGATACCACCTGTATTGTTTTTATCAAATTCTGCATATACACTTCCTGCACAAGAAAATGCCCATATTTTACTTGTACTTGTTGTTTTATCAAAATCTGCTCCAAGTCTAAAATTACCTTTACTATCCACACCATATTCTAATAATTTCAAACTTGTTGTGCCTGTGTTATTTTCGATAATTGGTTCAAAATAACCATCATCAGTGCTTTCTTCTTGCCAAATTGGTGTTACTTTCATTTTCGCAATAACAGGTCCAAATGGGTTATCTTGCTCTTCGGGAAATGGTTTATAAATCCTTTTACCTGCAAAATTCCATCCAACAAGTTTATAACCATCTTTCTTAGGTTCTTTTTCTTGATATTCCAATGTATATGGCCATCTTGAATATTCTCCACTTTTTATTTGTTCTGTATGAAGTACCATTTTTTTTAACTTATATTTATTATTCACTCTCCCATGTAACAGTATAATATACATCAACTTCTTCGTGTATCTTAAATGTTACATTTCCTGTAATTGTATATGGGAAACTTGCTCTTTGCGTTCCAACATACCAATTGTCATTTTGATGACCTTCAGGCGGATTTATAGTATCATTATAATGTAATCCATAATATTCTTCTATTAGTTCATCGTTTTCGTCATTAAATGTTGCAGTATAAGTTGGTGTTTCATCACTCCAATTAGCATAGAAAATTATACTTCTATTAACATTATTATATGCATCAAATGACGTTATTATACTACCACCAGGTACTCCTTCTGACCATCCTAAAAATTCTTTTCTTCCTTCTGCATGATATACATGAGGTGGTATTATATTTACATTTTCCCCATCTTTAAATATCATTTCTGTTTCATACATATATATATCATCCACAATTATACCATATGTATCAACACTTGGTACTTCACCATCCTCTAATGGTAAATTACCTTTCCAAATATATGCATACCATGTAATTGCATCCCTTTTAAAATTAGGTTTACATATATGTTTTAATTTAGTATAGTCAATTGCTACCACATTACTTCTTCTCTCAAGTTCGCCCAATATATTACCTATAATACTATGTGCTTTAGATTCAATTAAATTATATGCTTCATCACTAATTTCATTAATAACCAATTTATTTGTTCCATTAACTATCGTTTCGGAAATTTCAACTGTAGTACTTTCATCTACCATTAAAATAGCAGATAGTGTGTATCTATAATTGTCTAAATAAAAATGACCGTTATTAATCATAACACCAAACACAGGCTGAACATTATCTGGTTGACCTTCTTCTTCATTTTTCCGATGTACTTTACCATATAAAACATCTGTGTTTACTTGTGAATAGTCATAAACAGGACTTAATGCACGAACATGACTGTTATTTTCTGCAACAATAAACACAGGATAATTGTCTCTTGTGGAGGATGTGAAAGAACCTGTTGTTCCATAACCCCTTGTTGTTTCATATTCTTCTTCCTCATCATCTTCACCACTAATAAGAGTTTCTGATTTAAAGTTCCTATCAACAAGACTATTGCTACCATTTCTAAAATCTTCACTCTTCATTTGGAAAGAGAACAAATTTTGTGGTGCTGTATTATTGTTGTATTTACCATATACTTCTTTGTTTATCTGCCATATTATACCATTTTGTACAGCATCATTCAAAGGATAACCAGTACCATGTTCATCTGTTCTAAATATTGAATAATATGTATCTTCTTCACTTACAACCGCAAGAACCTTTTTGTCATTTACACAATCATTAACTGAGGTTTCATCCAATTCAACAGTTAATGTACTATCAATAATTTCACTAAACCCACAACCATCAGAATCCTCTAAAGTTAGATAATTCATTATTGGTAGTGCAAATGCATATTGTTGTCTTCCTGTGAACATATCACTCATTAATGTTATATAATTTGTAAAAGACAAAATCTGAGTAATTATATCATTAATATTAATTCTTATGTTTTCATTATATATTAAGAAACCATTTTCTACTGTTATTGAATTTAGTATATCGTTAATATTATTTTCTGTGATTACAATTGGATATAAAATTTCATTGATTTTTGTCAATATCTCTTGTGTTAAATTACTTCTGACAAGTGTTTTTAACATATCTAATGCCCAATTTGCAAGAGAATCTGTATTATAACCGACAATCATATGTTTTTCTATATATGTTTCACTACTGTTTACAAGATTAGGACTTAACACTAATTCAACATCATTAAATGTTTGTGTGTCAAATTTTCCATTTACAATATTACCATTAGTTACAATACCGGCAAGTAAACCATTCATTGTTACAACATCTTTTCTTGGTTGATTGTTATTATTACTGTCATTACCATATTTTGGCAATTGTACAAATGCTGACCAAACAACATAATCCAACCTCATTATTGCATCAATTAATGGAAAATTAAATAAATCTTTGATATTAGTGCTGCTATGTTTTATATATTTAGCACCATCATCACCATTTTCATTTGGGAATGATTCACCATTTTCTTTCTTCGGTATACTTATACCACTATAATTCATTATACCAACCGAATATGGTTTTTTCTTATTATTACCAACTTTAACAATACAAGGTGCATCACTATTTTCATTTCCATTACCATATGAAGGATTACTCATATATGTAATCGTTGGTATCATAATATCATCAATAGTATCAATATCTTCAACTATAACTTTATTTCCATCCAATTCATTATAATCCTCATTTTCTACTGCAACTTCTGGATGATATACAATAGTTCTTGTACATGGAATCTTATCTGTCTGCGCTGTAATATTTATAGTCTTACCATATCCTTCACATGACAAATAAAACGTTGATTTCATATCACGTACCAACTGTCTTCTGTTTTCCAAAACATCATTAATGTTATCAATAAATTCATTAATATATTGATATGATTCATCTTCATCTCCCCAATCTATGAAATCTTCTACAATATAATCATCAACCCAATTATAATATACTGTGGTACTATCTTCATTAGTACAGAACTCATGTAATAATGTATTAACTGAAATTTGATGTTGAACATTATCATTGGTAACTGCATATATAACAAAACTATTTGTTTCACTATTTTTCTCAACAGTGAAATATAATATATCACTACTTGAATACAAGTAATGTTCATTTATATCTTGTTCATCTACAAGATGTTCATTATAATAAATGTTCTCAACCTTAAACCATGGATTATCAAGTGATATTCCCTCTTCTGAAAAAGACGAATTATTAATTGTACCACTTAATCTCCACCCGGTATTATTATCAAAATTCTTAATTAATTCATAATCAATACCATTAATGAACATTTTATATGGTAAAGGTTCATTAATAGTAACATCAACAGACACACTGTTACCGCTACTTCTACCATCTTCGCAAATTTGTGTTACTGTAATTCTATAATCATAACCACCTTTTGGTAAACCGAAAGCATAATGATGTTCAGCAGGATTTGAACCTATTGGATATAATATACCATCTTGTCCTTCCGGATATGTTATAACACCATGATTATAAATTAAACTTATACCAGTATATTCTTCTTCTCCTTGTACAATGCTACCACGTTTTGGTTTTATTTCGATTTTATAATAATCTAAATTTACACCACCCATGAAAATATTATAAACACTTATGACACCGCCAATATCTCGTCTAATGTTATTAACATCTTCAATTGGTGTAACACCATCAGAATTTTTTGCAATGTTTGCAAGTGTATGATAGGTTTCTATTAATACATTGTTTGGTTGTTCAAAATCTTGTGTACTAACATCAAATGATAGATATTCACCTCTTATCATGAAATTAAATTCTGTTAAAATCAAACCATCATCATTTGTAACAATACACTCATAACTGCCATTATTCATCATTAATACTGGATTTCCGTCTCTATTATAAGTTCTTACGCTACCAGCATTTTCTGTCGTTTTTACTTGTGAATAACCATCTAATAACTCACTTTCATCATTAACAAACATGATTTTATCATCTGTAATACCATTGATAGTAATAGCATAGTTTTCATTACTTACACCATTAATAGTTATGTTATATTCTTCTGTAATGTTACTAAAATCTAATGCTAAATAACCATCATTACTACTACTATAACCAAGTTCCACATCTTCTATTGTTGTTGAGTTTTTAGAACACCAACTATTTGGTTTTGTGTCAATATTAACTTTTGATGTTACTTCTGTGGAATTATCACATTCGGAAAAGAACTTTGAATTAAACTTTTCAACGGCTGTTTTTCCGTCTTTCAATCCAAAATAGAAATAGAACGAGTTTTCATAACGTGGGAAAGACCAACCATTCTTTTCATCTATGTCATAGTAATAAGGATTATTTCCCATTCTGAAAACATAATAATCCCTACTTGCAGTTTCAAGTTTAAAATTGAACTTGTAATTTACTTCTCCTTTATATTTTTTGGTTCTTTCTTCCATAATTTCTCTTAAAGAACCATCAAAATTTTCAGGATACAAATATCTAAAATCATATTCTAACAAACCGTTTATTGGATTTCTTCTTGTTTTAAGTCTATTACCATTCATCGTGGCAAACATACTTCGTTCATCCAAATTATATAGTTCATCCCAAGAAATATAACCATCTGTAACAAGTCTTTGGGAATATTTTTCATCATCAACATCAATATCGTCATCACTAATCTTTTCTTTATCTTCATACATTTGTTGTAAATTTTCAATCTCTTTTGTTTCATCAAGTGATACACCATATTCACAAACACGTGCCAAATTAATACAACTCTTTGTCTGTACTTTTATTTCGCTACAGCCAATACTATAGAATAATCCACCATCATATTTATCAAATTCATTTGGATTACCCCAATCACAACCAGCCATTTCAGATGTCTTATCAAGATTAATTGTGGTGTCTTTTGCTCTACTAATATCTCCACCCGGTTTTACTTCCAAAGTGAATTTATAATCAGTAAAAAGCAAATCTGTTGGCATATTATATGTTGTCTTTTCAAGCGTTTTAAAGAACTGTGGTATGCCATCCATATCACAATCATTCAAACTACCTAAAAGGACAATATCAGTTGCAAACAATAATTTAACTTCACCGTTATAACGACTATCACCAATATATTCCTTACTATTATTTGTGTAATTAAATCTATAGTTTCTTGGTAATGAATCGTCATATTCAATAGGCATATAATAATATACATCTTGTCCAAACATTGTTTTACTCTGTTGAATAATACCAGTGTTTTGTTTCACGGTTTTACTTGATTTATGACATCTATTTTTACACTTGTTACCATCAACACGTCTATATTCAACTTTATAACCATCAAAGTTTTCATATTCACTATCTTTTTCCCTACTTGTTGTACAATGTTGAACAATCTTTAAACCTTTTGATTTTCTTGTTGAAGAACACCAATCATCTTTTGCTTTTATACTAAATAAACCAAAAAAGAAACGTTTTTTAGGTTTTATTTTCCTATACCATAATGGTGCATATAAAACACCGTTAATCCAATCATTATAGAAATTAAAGGACGTTGCATCATTATCTTGTGCCAATTGATTCTCAATACAGTTGTAAAGCATCGGTGTTTCATTTTCTGGTTCAGTAAATGCATCAGTACATTCTGCTTCTTCTATACCATCTTCTTTACATAATTTTAACTCAGTTTCTTTATGATTCTTTTTTGTTTTTTGCCAAGTGCAATCCAAATTAATTAATTTTATGTCTTTAAGAGCAAATAATTTAAATATTGCAAAACCACAACCAGGATAAAAGGTTACGGAATTTATACCATCACTACAAAAATTTGATGAAATCTTAACACATCGTGGTGTTAACGAATCAATTGCCTTAATAAAAGGTTTTGTTACTTTTCTAAATAAACTTTCAAAAGGTTGAATAATAGGTTTAAGAATTTTAACACCAAAAACTTTAACTTTATTGGCTATACCACGTAAAATTTTAGATGGTAATTCTAATAAACCTCTTAACAAACAAAAAACAGCACCAATATAACTTAATATTTCATTCAAAAATTCAATCAAATTAATAACAATCTTTGACAAAATACATATAAATCTATATGTAAATCCTAACTTAATATTTAATGCATTATATGGCATTGGACTATTATCGCCATGATGGTTTATCAATTTGATACCTGTATGGTTTCTGTTTGTTTCGTCTTTGTCTTTTGCTAACTTTGGAATATAGTTTTTAACAGTATACACTTTATTCCAAAACATATCACAATAAGATTCATCTCTTGTCAAAGAACCAAATTCATAATCTGGTTCACGTTTGGCTTCAAATTCAGTATCACCTCTTCGTGGATTATTTGGAATAAGATATCTTGCTCTTTTCCTCGCCATTTTATCATTTGGTGTTTCATCAAGACTCACTCTAAACCTAACACGTGTTCTTGTTGCAATTCCTTTTTCTGGGTTATCGGTAGGAACTAAGTTACCAAATTCATCGGTCATTACATAATCCAAATTCATTGGTATTTTATAACACCAAACACCATCATTATCAATTAATCTGTTTCCGTTTATTGGAAATTCCTCTACTTTGCCATCAACAGTCTTACGTATCATTTCAATATATCCTTCACCTGTTATAAGGTCTGACATATTACCGTTTTTTTCTGCTGCTGCACAATTTTTTCCAATTGCATTTGAACCTTGGTCTGTTATGATACTACCCATAAAAACAGCATAAGATTCAAACTTATACTCAATATTAATATCACATCTTGTTATTGAGAAACTATCTTCTCCGTTACTTATATCACCCCAATAAGGATAAACATACACACCCCTATCTTGTGAAATAATTTGTGCGAGTGAGTTAAGATTTTTTGATGTTTTAAATTTATTTGGACTTTCAAACATTGTTTCATTGTAGCCTTTTGCCATCATGTCATGCGGACGTTGTGACAAAACACCACAATCACTTAAATCAAGGTCAATATGTATTTGCTGTGAACCAGTTGGAATACCAAAAAGCATATAATCACCTGCGTGATTTGTTGTTGTTGTATATTTCCAATATTTTTCAAAAATTTCTATAACATCCTTATTGTCAAGTACAAGTCTTTTATTTGGAAATGTTCCAACATCTTGATGACATGCTTCATCAACAAAATCAGGTAAAAGATTATATCTGACACCATCATAATCACTACTTGTTGGAGAGGTGAAATTATATAACAACCTTTTGTTCAATTCTTCATCGTTAGATACCGGAATAAAAACACTTACCTTTACATTTGGAACACCAAAACCACCATTTGCAATAACACGTCCTACAACAACACCGTAATCACTTTCATAAGTTTTATAAGTGTTAACTTGATTGAGGTTTAAACTCAATATTTCAAACATATCATAAGACTGATTAAGTGGCACATGTATAACATTTGGTGCTTGTTCACCAACAACAGTTCTTATTCTATATACTTTATTTGCTTTTTCCATTAACCATTAGTCCATAAATTTTTTATTAGTTCACAATCATAAATACGACAAATTATGAAATTTATCCAGCCAATTTTTTAATACCATCAATTAATTTACTTATACTAAAAGATGGTTCTTTTCCAATAATATTACATATTATCACATAAACAAGCATTGGAATAAAAATAATAAAGGCTACAAACCCAAATAATATTCCGAAAATAATTCTGAAAATAAACACAAACGGCATCAAAAAAGGACTTATTTTCTCATCACCTTCTTCACCATCACCAAATTTCTCATTGATTGCATTAACTTTTTTCTTACAATTACAACCCATTAATTAACGTTTTTACACTCTTTTATATCATAAAAATAAGTATTTACAAAAATGAAATCAATAAAAAATGCAGCCATTTCTGACTGCATTAAACCTTTATGTTTTAACCTTTTATAATTAACGATTTTCCCATTCTCTAAAATCCCATTGTCTAAAAAGATAAGCAAGACACTGTGATAATACTTTATCACCCATACATCTTACAATGGCACTATTAACATATTCTTCTCCTAATTTATCAACAGCCATTTCATAAGCCTCTTGTGCTTCATCAGTTTCAACAACCCATCCACCACTTTCGGCTTCATTCAATATTCTGTTAACTGATTTTCTTACTATATTATGTAAATCTGATTCTGTCAATTTTTTAATACGTCTCATATTATTATCTATTAATCATATTATTTTATATATAAATATGGTTTTAAAACTAATTTAATGTTTTAACAATTACTTTTATATCAGTATTTTTATTTTTTATTTCAAACATTCCATTTGCTTCTGTATATAACATATAATCACTCTTTAACAAATCAATTTCGTCATCAATATATTCTTGTTGTTCATATTCATCATATTCACTCATACAACAACTATTTACATCAACTAATTGTTGTGTTGTTGCATCATCTGAATAACCATTACCAACCTTATTAAAAATTCTAAGTTTTACAAGATTGATAACACCATCCAATTTTGAAATTTCCTTATGTAAATCACCAACGAATATATCTTCACCCATTAGATGTCTCCTAATATCCATGTAATCATAAATCATATCAATTATCCGTTTTGTTACCTCTGATTTATCATAGGATTTATCAACATATACTGTTACAACAAAGGACAAATTGATAATTTTTCCGGATTTTATTTCAACAAAGTCATTAAGCATTCTATATTGTGAAAGATATTCTTTAATGTTTTCAGCAACAGTTTCTGACAAAAAAGGTGTCAAATGTCCAAGATAATCAAGTCCGAGTGTATAAATAACAATTTTATTATTTTCCTCAATAACATTATGTCTGAATGGACAGCCAAACATTGCCGGTATTTTATTAACTCTTGAAAAATAATCTTTCAATGTAACACATCTGTTCTGTTCAGACGAGTTATATTTTATCATATAACGTATTTCTTCGGCTGTAGGTTCGTCTTTTCCACCATAAGACGGTGTTGTATTGGTAACAGTAATACTATCTCTTACATTGCGTATTTTTCTTGTATTTAAATTATCATCACAATTACCATCAATTTCTATGTTAAGACCAATAATATTAGTTAAAGTATTACTTGCTATATTAGAAATTTCGCCACCACCAACTCTATATAAAATATACATTGTAGAATCACTCTTTGGTAAAACACCCATATAGTCGTTTGCTGTCATCTTTGACATTTGATATTGTGTGAATTTCTTTGAAGATGTTGGTATTTCACCATAAATGTTTTCAATACCTGCGCCAAAAATAATTCTCAAACTCCATTCATTTGTATATTCTGTAATAAACTTATGTTTCAAACGTTTCCACTGTCCTTTTGCCACAACTCTCAATGGCTCTACTTTGGTGATTACCTCATTGTTTTCATCCAATGTTGTATATTCAAGTTTTTCACTAACTTCCCAAACAGGATTATAAAAATTTCTATGTCTAACATGACCAACTAATTCATCACCAATAGGTTTTCCATCAACAGTCTCATCAACAACATAGCCAAACCTATATTGGTCAATAAGATTATCAACTTCAAAGAATCTTTGAACCGGTTTACCAGATTTATCTCTGTATTCTTCTTTATCAACAAAAAATTCATATAATTGTGGGTCTGTATTAATATTTGTACCTTCTTTTACTATAATACTATCAACACCAAGAACATTAGTATCATCAAGTAATATATCCATAAATGGCTTTATATCACTACTTGTTATTACCTTTTTGTAAACTCTTGTCTGACAAGCAGATGCAATCGCTAATTTTTTGTAGGTGTAATTAATAATACTACCATTACTGTCACGATTTGGTATTGTTTGGCGATTTGAAAAACCATTCTCATCAAATTGTTCTTTGAAATCAACGTCTGTTGTTAATTCAAATGTTGTTGTTCCATTTGAAAACTGTGTACCTCTCTTAATGTAAGGACAATATTTTTCATCTGGCATCATATCACCATTACCTGCTGTTCCTTGTTCATATAATGGTATTTCACATGAAATTTCTACCTCAACTAATGCGGCTTTTTTATAAGGAATGCGCAAACCATTAGTACGTGCCATATCTTGAAGAGAAGAAAATTCAACCGCTGAATCCAAATAGGTTTCCTGAACATTTCTATCTATATGATAATTCAAATTATCACCAATATCAGATAAAACATCAATTAACCAAGCACCAATTGATGCATCATTAATGTTGGCAAAAACATCTGGATAATACAATCTTGTAATATCTAAAATTCCTTGTTTGTAATCGTTAAAATTTCTATTTAAATATGAAAGTTTATTTTCTGCCATATATTATATTATAATCTACTTATTATTTCATAATTTCCTGTGCTTCCATCCAACTCTTTGAGAGTGTATCTTATTCTTGCATATAATGTAAGACCATCCTCAAATTCAGCAACTTCTACTTCTGTTATTGTACAATCTGGTATCCACATCTTAACAGTTTCTTTTATTTCTGTAACAATATCACCCCATGTTTGAGTATCATTAGGATTAAAAATAAACTGAATCAATCTTGTACCAAAGTCAGGATTTCTTAATCTTTGACCTTTTGGTGTGAATATTAAATGTATTAACTCTGATTTGATTTGTTCTGCTCTTGTATGACTTAAATCAAACAAGGTCTTATCCTCAGATGAAACATTTATTGGAAAAACAATACCATATCGTTGTTCTTTTGCCATTTGATAACTATTATATACCTCTATTTCAATAAATATAATAAATTATAAATAATTTAACAAAAAATGCACTCCATTTTGGAATGCATTTTCATTTATTTTCTTCTTAGCCAAATATTCAACATTTTAATGTAATCAGAAGAAACATCTACCTCTGGGCCTGCTACTATCTGTCCTCTTACTCTTTCACTACAAGCACCATAACCATTATTTTCATAATTTCTAACTTCACCAGTTCTTTTGTTTTTTATACTATCCATTGTCTGTTCGTTACCACGTCCAAACGATTCATGTGCAAATAACTCCCATACATCATCTGGTCTATCTTTAGTCCAATCTGCCATATTGTCTAAATCATATGCTTGTCTCATTCTTTTTTGAAACTTCTTTGGATTAAAATTTTTCATCATTTCACCACTAAAACCATTTATTGATTTTTTGGCTTTATTTGATGCTTTGGAGTAATAATCATAACTTGCTTCATCTAAAATTCTCTTTACTGATTCCGCTATAATATTATGTAAATCTCTTTCAGTTATTCTAATTTTATGTTTCATTTTACATTATATACATTAACCTATTAATAAATAGTACAATATTTAAAAAGGACATTTTACATGTTCATACGGTATATATGTATCATAATGCCAAGAAAATTTCAAATCAATTTCATCACCTAATTTATCAATTAGTATATCTATTTTATCAAGACCTAAAATAGAAAAATTTTCTTCATCAAATGTCATAAAATCTTCAAAAAGAAAATTATCAGTCTTTAACCATATTTCCTTACTATAGTCATACAACTCAGAAATTTTCTTGATTAATCTGATTATTTCTATTGAAATGTCATTTGTATGTATCATGACTGGCGAAAATGGGTCACTTTTTACATATTTGATAATATCTTTAACACTTTTTTCATTAAAATTATAATTTACATCAACAAAATATACGTGTTGGAATAACCCATAATCTTTATATACTGTTGTTTTTGTTATAACATTTTTCATATTTTCCAAAATTTATATGTTATATCTTCTAAATTACACTTTCCATTATTTACAACAACTTGATATAGTCTTTGGTTTGTTGTTTCTTTGTCCAAACCACCAAGTTCTTCGTCATAATGACCAATTTTAATATATTTAAATCGTCTTAAATGAATTTCATCTGATAATTCATCTTTTCCGCTATACCAAGCAATTGATATTGGTTCTTCATGGAATATACTTCTGGCAATAACAACATCTGCTAAATTATCTATTTCCTTTGGATTTGCATCACCACCCATGAAACAGACACAAGTAATCCCACTATTTTTCTCAATTAACCTTTCCAATTCTTCAAAAGTTAATTCAGTTCCAATATCTTCCCATAAAAACTTTGAATGACAACCCTTACATTTACAAGGACAATTTGTTATGTTAATTGCAAGGGTTATCTCGTCTGGTATTTCTTCAAATACCACCATTGCATTATAGTATTTAAGCATCTGTTCCAATTTTATCTATTTCTTTTTCAATTTCATTTATGTTAAACAAACCAACCCAACGTTTTACCTCATTGTCATTATCATCAAACAAAATTGTGACAGGTATATTTCTGATATTGTATTCATCTGCAATACTTTCATTTTCATCAACGTCATATCTGACAACTTCACATCTGTTAAAGTTTTCTAATTGTTTATCCAATGTTTTGCATGGCCAACACCATTCAGCACCAATTTTCAATATTTTCATAATTTTAAACATTTATATCTTTATTATAATTCCTCATACTTTCTTCAATTTGTCTTGGTTCTGCAAATGACGAAACACGTTTCAGATATCCAATTATACGTGTAAGATAATCCAAATTTTCACCACCACATTTAGGACATTTATCAAGTGTGTCTTTGCTAATATAACCACAATCATTACAAACGGTATTCTTGCAATTGAAAGTAAAATAATTGCACCCATATTTTGAAGCAACCCTTAACAATTCTCTATACTGTTTAAATGACAAATGTTCATTAATATTAATATGACAAGCCTGACCACCATCTAAATACTGTACAAAATCTTTACCATGTAGTTTCATCTTATCCAAAATGGATAATTCTGTATCTTCTGGATTAAAGAAATAACTACTATACATAATGTGTTTTGGTGATACATAATAACCATCATTGTTATCCCAATTGTAATTCTTATTGGATAAATTTTCACCAGGAACAAATTCGGTATTGTACATACAATCTCTTGTTTTATCCTTTTTATTTGACTTGTTAATAGTTTCCAAAATAATGTTGACAAACTCTTTATAATCATCGTTCAAATTTGCTTCGATACCTAAAAACTCTGCTGCATCAGTTAAACCATTAACACCAATAGTCAAATATTGTTTCTTCATTGAAATAAATCCAGCACTATACACGTCAAGCATTTGCGCATTATAGAAATCTTTTATCATTTCATTAAATGCCCTCTGATATTTATGTACCCTTTCACACATTTCAGTCAATGAATTTGTTATATATTCATATAGTTTGTCTTTATCGGCAACATTCTTGATAAAATACTGTTTATTGTTTGGTAATTCAAAAAATTCAATTTCTTCAAGATACTTTCTTGTAGCATCTTGTATCAGTCTATTAAGATTAATTGTCATAACAGATTTTGAACCTGTTGCAACAGAAGCAGTACCCATCGAGAATTGATGTGTAGTATGATTATGTTCTTCGTCATTTTCCTCTTTTAATGAATTTCTTAACCGACAACAACTTGACAAACTATCAGGTGAATCGCTAAGATAAGTAAAGAATGAATGACCCTCTGCCCACATTTGTGCTGTGAAATCAGCATATTCTTTATCTAATATATCTTCACCATCTGTAAGCATAGCCATAGTTTCAACAGGAAATGTTAGTACATATTTAGTCCTTTCCTCATTGAACCATCTCATAAATTTTTGTTGTAACCAAGATAATGTCTTCCAAATTGGTTTACTGCCATCTGGGAACTTAAATTCGCCAAACACACCATTGAAATAATTCTCGTCAAAATAGCCCACGTTCCAAAAAACTGTTTGATATCCTCTATTACCAGCGGGCATATTCATAGAATGTACTATTTGTTGGAAACTATTTTCGATTACTTGTTCAAGTGTTCTACCCTTTCTATTAATTTCAACTTGTTTATCCAATATATTCAAATAATCATCGCCATAATCTTTACGAATAAAATAATCCATATACATTAAAAATTCTGGGGTAGCAACAGCACCCATAAACTGTGACGATACAGAATATACAAGATTGATAAATTCCCCACAATATGACTTGAGGTCTGTTGGTGCTTTTGATTGTCCACCCAATCTTATTAATCCATCAACAAGGAATGGGTACATTGTTATAGCAACACAATTATGAACAAGAATATTATTCATTGAGAAACATCTACTTTTTGTTGTAATATCATAAATGTAATCATTTAAATTAAGGAATGAATCATTTTCTTCTATTTTTGTAACAGATGTTATTTTTGTTTCTCCCGTCTTTTTATATTTTAAACTTGAATTCTTTGCAAGTTCTATAATTTTAGAAAGTTTAAAACTACCTCCAAGAGGAATGCTATTTTCTCTTACAGAACAATTAACACCCCACATTGTATAATTTGTGTTAAAGTGTTCATTATTGTTACCAAATGGCAATGATTGGATTGTATTTCCAACACCATATTCAAAATGCCTAAGAAGTGATGTTGCTTGTAGTATACATGCTCTTGACGAAAGTCTTATTGATAACTGTGAACCATTAATCGTACCATCGGCATCAATAAGTCCACAAAGTAATCCCTTTGCAAACAATTCATTAAACTCTAATACATTAATGGGAAGTGTTTTATTTTCAGATTTGTCTTGAACCTTAAACACATCTGACAAAAGCCACCAAATTGCAGAACTTGAAGTAGATAACGTATAACATTTTTGTTTATCCTTTTTGTATCTAATATTACCACAAACACCAATAACATCAAACATTATTTCATTTAAATGAATAAGGATATCTTTATCTTTCTGTGTAAAAACAACCCTACCATTTCCGTTATTGTAATTTCCGTCACCTACAAAAAAGCCTATAAGATAACCTAAACCCCAATCTACATTGACAAATCGTTTGTAGGCTTGGTTCGATTGGCTTATACAATAAGTTTTGCTAAATTCAGACACATCAGGACATTTTGACATATCAATAATTGATTTATTACCAAATTCCAAAACATCATTAGTTTTAAATTGTCTATGGTCAAGTCCATTAATGGCATCAACATTATTATTTATATCATTTTCATCAATAATAAGTGGGTGATTATCAGTAACAACAAAATCCTCACCGAATGATGTCTTTATCCTAACAAGGTCTCTATGTCTTTTCTTTTTAGTAAATGCTGTTATCTGTACAAATTCATTATTTCTTTCTCTTACAAACAATGATTCTGGATATTTTTGATATACATCATTCACTTCATCAACCAAAACACTATCTTCTTCAAGAATGTCCCATAATAAATCAAACGGAACAAGTAAATGTTCATTGTTATATTTTACTTCTACAACTTCTTTTGAAGAATATGTGTATGGATAACCAGGTGTACCACTTTCATCATGTTTGTAGAGTACATGACTTTCAAGGTCTTTAATATATTGGTCTGCCAACTTTTTAGTATATAATGCTTTAATTTTGTTGTGCATTATATAACGATTCTGTTGTATATTTTTACCTTTATGCAATTCTTGTCCAAGAGTAACTATATTTTTCTTTTCAACATTTGCATTTGAATCATATTTTGAACCTGTTGATGCATTTGAAGCAGTAATATACTGTCTAATAAAATCATCGTCTTTTTTCAATACCTTATTGTTGCTGTTAACTTCGTCTGACTTTTGAATATATGCTCTTGCAACCTTTTTATTGATTGACATAAGGCTTTCTTCAATTTGTCTGCGTATCTCTTGTGAAGAAATCCTTTCGTATATATATAAGTTTTTGACAAGTGAATTTATTAAACCGTCATTACATTTTTCGCCCACGGAGGCAAAAGCCTCACAAATACCATGTTTAATCTTTTCAGAATTAAATTCTTCAAATGAACCGTCACTTTTTTTAACTTCCATACATTATTGTTTTTTTAAAAATTGTTGTGTATAATATGTAGTTGAAAAAAACCAAAAAAACCTTCTTCAAAAACACAAAAAACTATAACTATCTGATAGTAAATGAAATAATTTTTTTATTTTTTTTTCGTAATAAAATTCGGTTATATACACTATTTAGAACCTAATTATTTTGACATTTTTGCAATTTCTTTAGACCTTTTTTCCAAACTCTTATTGGTTTTTCCATTTGTTTCTCCAACTGGCTCGTTGTCTATCGAATCCAACTCGCTGAAATCAAACTTACATGTACCATTATTAAAATAGATATCTGTAAATGATGTTCTTCCAATTTTCACAGCCCTAAGTTTACCAATAAAGATGTTCATCTTATGTTCTTCTTTCTGCTGTTGTGTTTGTGCAAACTGTATTACAACGTGACCTATTTGTGTCTTTTTAACAGAACCACCCGCTTGTCCAACACCAACATACTCTTGGCCAATAGCATCTTTTGTACTTTGAACAGGAACCCATAATGCAACGTTGAACTCTTTGGCAATGGCTTCTAATTTGCGCATTGTAGTACCTTCTCTTGTCCATTCTGTATCATTATTACCATCAACATTTTTCTCTAGTTTCAAACACTCAAAGTAATCAATTGCAACTAAATCAGGAATAAAGCCTTGACTAATGTATTGCTGAATAAGATATTTAATGTCACTCGCTGAATATTCACCTGTTGTTAAACGTTGACAAATAACATTTTTTGCTAACATATTTCTCAACTCATTGTTATTATCTTTAAGAATTTTTAATGCAATTGGTTTATTATTTGGGTCTGAAAGGTCACAAGCATCAATATCAGTAACATACCCATAATATTTTCTTCTAATTGCTACTTCTGTATCCTCAAAGAAAAAATGTAATACCTTATAACCCTTTTCATTATTGTCCTGTGCCTTACATGTTGCTGCATTAGCACAAAAACCGGTTGTAGCAGAAGTATTATGTGTAACAATGAAATCCTCTGTAATATATGTATGTTCGTCAGAATCAACCAATATACATTTTGTTTCTTCTTCCCTAACATATTCAACATTAACAATTTTTGTTTGATTTATATATTTTGTACGTGGTTTATATCTTTCTACCTTACGTGTAAACTTGAAAGGTGTTATATCATTTTCAAATGAAATAGTAATAACATAAGACAATCCACAATCAATATATTTATTATATTTTTTATTAAAATATTTTGTATTCTTTGTCTTTATACACGCATTACCACCAAGTGAACGAACAAGAAAATATACATCCTCAGATAACTGTTTACTTTTAGTTGAAAATTGACATATTCCCCTTTTATCAACATATCCGTTAGAATCCATCAAACCACATAACAAATCAATCCTATTTTGAACATTATTATACAAATATTCTTTAGGAATGAATTTATCTTCACTCTTGCTTTCACCTAAATAATTAATACATTTTTTTCTAAGTTCTCCATTAATACCAAATGTCCAAATTTTTGTCTTTTTATCAAAAAATTCACACATTTCACCTCCTATTTGTTCAGTTAATAAAACATGTGCTTCTTGATAATCTTGTTGACCAACTGTTATATTTTGTCGTTGATAGCACCCATCACCAATGTAGTAACCCAAAAAATATGGGTCAAATTCAAGTTTTTGTTCATTAAATTCAACAGGTTTAGTGTTTGGTATATAAAAAATATATTCCTTTTCTTCACCTTTTAAATTTTTTCTACGTAAACCCTTTTCAATAATATCACGCAAACTAACTGTTTTAAAAGAAAAATCCGGATTATAATATTTTTTTGTGTGTTTGCTACCACTACCTTTTACATAACTTTTATTATGCCTTTGAAAATATGTATTTACATTCCATAAGTGGTCAATATCACACTCACATGTCGTTCCATTACTGAAATCAACCCTGTAAACTGGTCGTACACCTTGGGGAAATGTACCAATTACTTTATGTTTTTTACCATCACCGCCAATAACATAATCACCAACTTCAATTTCACCCATTGTTTTATAACCATCAGGTGTTAATATTCTTGATGTTAATGGTTGTGCTTTTCCCACTCCCATCGGAGAAATGATAATACCTAATTCTCCTTTTCCAAGACCACCATACAAACTTTCATCAAGTTTATCAGCACCGGTTGGTATTGCACATCTATAATCTTCTTTTAAATCTTGTTCCAATGTATCAAATAAATGGAAACCCAAATTGGTTGTCATATTGACATCCAATGCTTTTTTAATTAGGTCTTCCATTTTATAGTAACTGTCTGCGTTACCTCTTTTCAAAATGTCAGTACATTGATTGATTGCTTTTGCAAGGTTTTGTTGTTTAAAAAACTTTTCAGCATTTGATGTTAACAACTCAACATCAATATCAAAATTTCTATTTTTTAAACTCTCAATTTTTTCCAACATCAATTCAACAGTTATTGCATCATTAACTGTTGTCCTTATCATTAAACTAATGTCATTATAGTTTGGACACAAACCTTTTTTTGTATATTCATCTTTCATCATACCGACAATTCTACGCAAATGTTCATCGGTAAACATGTTTTGGTCTATGATTGATGCCAAACCAATAAAAAATTTTGGGGTTTCAATAAAATATTTAACAAGGAGATATTGATAATTTTCTCCCAAATACCCCATGTTGTTTTTTATATTATTAACTCTACTCATTTAAATATCCTTTCTTTTTATTCAATTAGTAAAAATTTGCCGTTTAAAATACTCTAAACGGCACTGAAAAACGATATTTAAGATTAATAATGTTTGTTAATGTATTCAATTTCTCTATCGGATGGATATAAACTATCAAAATAATTTTGTGTTTTCTTCCATACAGCCTTTCTCCAAGACCTCTTATATCTCTCAAACGCTGAAAGATAATTGTATCTCTTAGTTTCTGACTTAATATCCGTATGTCCTGTCACAATAGGTTTAATAACACCATAATAAGCAACAGCATTTTCATATGTTTCCCTGTTAATAGGTTTGTTTTTATATACACCCATTTCTTTAGTGTATTCATAATTCTCTGTATATGCATTACTCAAAGTTTCACAAATCCTACGAATAAAATCACTTATAAGATTGTTCTTACCTCTTTGCATATAACGAATCAAAGCAGCACCAAAGCCCAATGAAGATATGTCTCTCCTATCATAAAAAGCATAAGTATTGGCCAAATCAACACCGTTTCTTACAAATTTAGGATAAACATTACCATCCCAAATACGTTCATAAACTGTGACATCATCAATTAAAAATGAAAATTTAAAAGTAAATTCACCATCTTTTGGCCTTTCAACCTCACCATAATCATTTGTTGCATTTTCACCATACTCAATATATTCTTTTTTGAATATTTTACCATCTGGTGCTTCAATGTTACCAACAACATCCCTATTACACATCAAAGCAAAAAAATCTCCACCATACTTTTCAACTTCATCATCATGCAAAAATCCAATTGTTTTCATCGGAAATGACATGTTGGTGTACCACATAAAAATACGGCTTTTGCTTTCTAAATCCTCTTGAATTGAACGCACAATACCATTCATACAGTTGTTAAACTCTTCTGTATAAACAGATTCCTCATTAAAACCGTTAATCTTAAAATAACGTTGACAAATCACATAATCGTTTACCCATATAAGAAACTGAAATTTACTCTTATATGCCACATTGTCAATAAATCTACTTTCTTTCTTAATTTTTTCTTCCATCTAAAATAAATTTTAAAGTGAAACAACTAAACATTTTTTAACATCTACAAATGTAATACAAAAAATTCTAATAACCAAAATTTATTGGTAATATTTACCGATATTAACCTATAACGGTAAATTCTTCTTTTCTTTGTCAATTAAATACATGAACTCTGAGAAAAAATTACCAAATCTTGTGGCATCTTTTAATGAATCAATATCATAATTAACTACAATATTATATAAATTTTCCATATTCCTATCAGTCGGGTCAATCGGTGCATACATCATACTTTCAAGTAATTCCTTTGCCTCTTCTGACATCAATGGGTTTTTTAAATCAATAATTTTCTCATTTATTTCATATATTTTTTCACCTTGACAACCATCAGTTATTCTGTTTACAACGTTTTCAGCCCATTTTAATGGCTTTTTCTTTTCACTAACTCTTTTTTCATTAATCAGTTTTGCTTTTTCAATAACTTCTTCCAATGTTACTTTTCTCTTTTTGAATTCTTCAAAATTTTTGAAAAGTGTTTTCTCACCAAAACCTTTTATACCCTTAATATTATCAGAAGCATCACCACACAACATTTTCTTTAGTACAACGTTCTGATAATTATAACCCATAATATCTGTGTGATTCTTTGTATTGACAAAGGCTTTTAATGATTGTACATAAACAATAACATCATCAGCAATTAGTTGTGTTAAATCCCTATCATTCGACACAATGACAATTCTTTCATTTGATTTCTTATGGGATACATAATAACCGATAAAATCATCTGCTTCCGTTTCATCACACACACATTGCCTAACAAACAATTCCTCTAACATTTCCATTATTATATCCCTTTGCCAATAAAAAATTTCCTTTTGTTTTTGTTTCTCTTTAAGTTTAACAGGGTCTTGTTTCTTGACAAATCGCTTATACATGTAATCAACACGTTTGTTAACCTCTTTCATATAATCAGAAAGATTTGCATCATCAAAATCCTTATCACGATTTGCTTTATACTCACTATTGTAATTATGTTTCAATTGTCCGGAATTTTTACCATCCCAAAAAACATAAACATAGCGAAAATTACCCTTTTGAAGTAACATTTTCATTTGTAAAAGAAACTGAAATACACCCCCAATTGGTTTTCCACTACTTGAAACTGTGTTATCTCCCAATGATGATAATTCCAAAATATTAGAACCATCAATCAGAAGTGTATTAAATGGTTTCTCACACAATTCTGGATTATTTTCCTTAATTCTCTTTGGTATCGGTTGTGGCATTTCCCTTAACTGATTCTGTTTTTTCTTTCTTATTCCCACTCTTTCCTTTAAGAAACACAAGAAACTGACCATTTGAAAGTACTCTAACAGTTTCATTTTGGTCAATCTCTTCCATCTCATCACTTGAAAGAGAAATAAATTCACCCATTGTCTTAAACAAACGTACTTTTGGTAATGTTTCAGATATACCTGTTCCTACACCACCACAAAGGTTTACAAACGTTGTAAAAGGTAATTCACTTGTTTTACCATCTTTTAATTCATACTCTGCTACATTAATCAATTTTACTTTCATACTCAATTTTTTATTTTTACATTATAAAAGACAAGTAAGCACCATCCGTTATTAGCATCCTAGTATTATCTTTGGAATTATGCGTTTATTTATCCTCAGTACATCTTCTGAGTGTTTAACAACAATGGACTACATTAAGCCTAAACTTGTCTTAGGTTGTTGCAAATATAATTCAAAAATTTCAAATAACAAAAAAATTACAATGTTTCTTCATCACTTTCTGTAAACTCAATATCTTCTTCTGTTATATCATTAAGTTTACCGGTTTTATCATTATCTTTCAGTTGCTTTATTATAGTCGGTAATATTTTCTTCTTATAACTGTCTATTTCATCCTCAGATATAATACCATTAGATGTACAATAAAGTAATCCATCCCTACTCAAATTAAAAGGCGATGGCAAATGGTTTTTCTTTATAGATATTGGTGCAACCGTTCCATATTCATATTTTTCACCTTTTACTGTTGCTTCCAATTTCTTTACACCACTTGTTATAATCTTACCACAAGCAATTAACAAACGTAATGCATATTCAAAAGAATTACCGCCCTTTAGTTTAACCGATGGTTTACCCATTGTAGCCATACTGCTATCCCATATCTTGTTTACAATGAAAAAAGTATTGGTATATTGTGACTTCTGACTACGTGATGATGGTATTCTTGTATTAACAATAGTATTAAATGCTGTACTAATACTTGATGCATCAAACATATTATTACCACATTTCGAACTGTATGATTTATAAGATGTTATACTACCAACACTATCCCAAATAAACAATAATTCCATTGGTAATTCACCACTTTCTTGTTTGTCCAATAAATCATTGATTATATAAGCAATATCTTCAATTAATGCAACGGTTCTCTTTGTTGATTTTCTTGTCATTGTTCCATAATCCATATCACCGCAATAATCGCACATTGCTTCATTTGTAAATAAAATGAAATCACCCTCATAATCAACAATTTGTTTTTCAATATGTGTGGTAATTTCACCGGTTTCCTTATCAACATCCTCTACTTCAACATCACCATAAATAGGTGTTGCTTGCATACCACAATCTATTGCATATTTGAAATCAAAATTACTTTCTGTTTCAAAAATAACAGGTAAAACGTTTTGTCTTTGTGCTGATGCAATAAGACAATTCTTTATTGTGCTTTTTCCTGTTGAGTTCCACCCATAACAACCTGAAAACCAACCTTTTGGTATTCCAGGAAGACCAACGGCTTCTTGAAAACCTTTTGGTAATATAAACCATTCCATTGGTTTTTCTGCAATTTGTGTCAGTTTCAAATTGTTATTCTTAAAATCTTTTACATTGAACTTCTTTACGGTTGTTCCCTTTTTTATTGCTTGTTTTGCCATATATTTTATCATTTAAACTTTATTTCATAGATTTAATTTTGCAATTTCTTTGCTATAACATTTACTGCATAATGGTTTGTATTTATCTTCACCACCTATTAAAACTTGTTCACCATCAGTGACAATCTGACCAAATTCATTAAATCTTGCATTAAAAATTGCTTTTCTTCCACATGCACAAGAAATTTTCATTTCCTCAATGTCATCTGCTAATTCAAACAATCTTTTTGAACCCTCAAACAAATTTGTCTGAAAATCAGTCCTAAGACCATAACAAAGTACATCAATATCAAAATTATCAACAATAGACCTTAACTGTCCAACTTGTTTTGATGTTAAAAACTGACACTCATCAACAAGTATCCATCTCAATTTGTTTTCTTCGTTATTTTCTTCTTGTTCACTAATAATTTTTTCAATAATTTTGTATATATTATAATTCGGATAAATTGTAAGACATTCTCTTTCTAAACCAATTCTTGATTTTATTGTGTCAACACCATCCCTGTCATCAAGTGATGATTTCATACACAAAACTCCAACATTTCTCTTTTCAAAGTTATGTGCTTCAATTAATAACATAGCACTCTTTGCACTTTCCATCGTTCCCCAATGAAATCTCAATTTTCCCTGCATTCTTATATTTTTGCTATAAATTATTCTCAAAGTTCATAAAAAATATGAATATAACCGAAAAATATTATATTCCTCGGTTATATTCCACAATTTTAAAACGGCAAATCTTCGTCAACGTCATCACTAAAGACATCATTATTAACAACAACATCTTTTGCATTGTTAACATAATTATCTTTTAAAATTTCTGCTGCTGCCTCTTCTTCCGCTTTTTTCGATTCTGTGTCAAACTCAACTTTTTCAACAAAAAAGCCTTTTTCCCTATCATAAACAGGAATTTTACCATCAACAACAAGTTCAAGATAATTTGCGTTTTTAAGACTATAAACATCTCTCCACGTTTTCTTGTCATTCAACCAAGAATTTGCTTTTTCAATATCTTTTGATAATGGTTTCCTATTACCGGAATCAGTGATATTATAACCAATTTTTTCCTTCAACCCACCATGTCCATCTGGTATCATTGATTTACTAACATTGATAATAATATCTTTTCCTTTATAAAGGTCAAAAATACTATACCCATCTTCACCATCTTCTTCTGCTTCTTTTTTCCTTGTTTTTTCCAAGTGCATCAACTCATCATAAACACCTTTACCCATAGTGTTCTCATTGAATCGCCAAAATTTAACACCTTCATCTTCATGGTCTCTATCAATGACACGTGTAATGTATGTGCGCTTCTTTTTAAGAGAACTCGCTTCCTTAAAAAGAGATTTAGAAAGTGCTTCTTTTCCCTCTTTACGTGCTTGTGCTGCTTTGTCAAATAATTCCTTTGATTTTTTGCAAATAGGACATTCCTCTTTACTTTCAGTTTTATCATCATTCAAACAAACAAATGATTTAAAACCACTTTTGGCAATTTCCTTATCAACTTTTAGTGCATGTGTCGTAATATCAAAAAATACAGTACCATCAGTTGATGAAATTGGTAAAAACCTAACCTTTACCGTTTTTGTCTGTTCTCCATCCTTTAGTTTAAGGTCTAAATAATTTTTAGGGTCAAAACTTGCTTTTTTTTGACTTTGAGAATCAGCATTTGAATTTTTAATTTTTTCATATTGTTCCTCTAACATTTTTGCATCAATATTTACAGATGCATACTTTAATTCTTCCATTTTTCATCATTTTATATAATTTATTATCTATACTCTTTACATGTACAAATATAATGCATTTCCGGCATAAAACCAAAAATTTTTCATAAAAAATACTATATATAAATAGTTTAAAAACATAAAAAATGCAGCCATTGCTGACTGCATTTATTAATTTTATATCAAGTTTAATATTACTCAATACCAACGACCAATTCGCCATTATGTATTTCAAATTGAACGTCTTCTTTATCAGCAAATATGCTATATGGTGAACTTTCACGATTTCTCACCATCTTTGAAAGTTCTTCTTTTATCATTTTCTTTATTTTTTCTTCAAAATCCATACTCATCCTCCAAATCATACATTTCATTATAATCTTCATCAAAAAGTCGTGACAAATCAATATTACTTGTGCTATTCCCAATACCTCTATTTTTTATTGCTTCCATAAGAGAATCGCCAATGTAAATTATTGCTTTATATTTTATTTGTTGTGCATCATTTTTATCCAAATCTAAAACATGACCACACCAATCACGTTTATCACTGAAAATCAACTTCAGTTCACCTATGTTAATTACTCTATAACCAACGGGTTCTGTAAAACCATTTGTATATCTATCAATAATTTTATATATGAAATCACCTTTATTAGCAATTGTATCAATAGTATAACGTATCTGTTTCCACCTATTATATGCTTCGTTTCTTTGCTTTTGTGCTTTATTTCTTTTCTTTTGTAATGCAACCTCTTTTTTCTTTTGTTTTTCTACATATTCATCTGACAATTGTAATGCTTGATTTTCCTCTTTTGTGACCTTTGTATTTACTGTCCAACCATATTGTAACAAACGTTGCGCTTCTTTTAAAAAGAAATCTGCTCCATGAGCATCATAACCGCCTTTTCTAAAAGCAGACCTTTGTCTACCATTCTCCCACAATATAGCAAAATGTTCTGGATGATAATAATAATCTGCAATATGAATCATTTCATGAAGCATTGTATTTTCAAACACCCAAGTTTCACCTTTTCTACCTGTTGAAAATTCAATTCCCAAAATTTCAGTAAGATGTGCAATGTATTTACCATTACCCAAATCTTCCCATTTACTATATTTGTAACTGGCACGTGCGAAAGCCCTTTTTAATCTTCCATTAAGTTTAAAAGATATATTATTAGGCAATTCTCCACCCCAATACTCTTTGTTAAACCTTTCATAAGTTGAACGCATCCATTCGGGTGTAACTGTTATTATATCTTTATTTACTTCTTCTTGTAATATTCTTCGAAAAATGAAACGTCTTGACATGATTTGTTAAAAATCTAAATAATCGCTTAATTTTTGGTCAATATTGAGAGTGTCCGAAATATTTCTCAAATTCATACCATTTAAATCACTACTTTTTATCTCAAACTCTTCTTGCTCATCATTTGGTGATACCTCATTGTCTGACATAATGTTATAATGTGGGTTTTGTTTTGCTTTCTTCTCCCAATAGTCTTTTGGTAATTCACTATATGGATAAGATGACTGTGAACGAATATTCAATCTTTCTTCTTCTGTTGGATTCCTCTTTTCAAACTCATCCTTTAAAGAAATAATACTTTGTTGCTGTTTCTCCAATTGGTCACTGAATTTTTTAACAACTGCAAATATTTTTGAAAGTCTATCATCAACACCATCAATCTTATACTCTGTTGCTTCTTGGGATTGTGTCAATTCATCAACATCAATAACTTCGTCATCAGGTTCCATTTCTACAGTATCAACACCATCTTCTTCATCTTGTGGCATACCCATATCCGGGCCCATATCACCATCTTGTGGCATCTCTCCACCTGCTTCATCACCCATTGGTGCATCCATTCCTTGACCACCCATGTCACCACCTTGTGGCATACCCATATCCGGGCCCATACCACCGTCTTGTGGCATTCCCATGTCTTGACCGCCCATGTCACCACCGTCTTGTGGCATTCCACCGCCATCCTGGGGCATTTGCGAAGCATCTGGCTGCATTTCTCCACCCATCTGACCATTCATACCACCGCCTTGATTTTGAGCGTCTGGTGCGCCATTCTGTGGCTGATTTGACTGCTGTAATTCACCATCATCTTCATTTGCTTCATAAAACATATATTCATAAAGATTCTTTTTTGATTGTTTTGGTGTCTTATAATTAGCAATTTCTTGAAAACGTTTAACAGCCTCTCCAAGATGTGTTTTTTTTACAAACTCTTTATCCATTGTTTTGTCAAATTAATATCAAAATTATTTATTAATCATTAAGAAGCATTTTATTGTCCTCTGTTAACAAAATTGTGCTATTTTCGGTGCGTTCAATAAGACCTTTGTCTTTCTTTTCAACCTTAACCCTACGTTTAGGGGCTTTTTCACCCATAATTTTCTCAATTTTTTCAAGTCTCTCGTCACTCATATCTTTTTCTTCTTTAATTTGTTTATTTTCTTCTACTTTTTTTGTTTCATTTGTTTTTTCTGTGTTTTTCATAAAAACTCTTGGTATTTGTCTAACAAATTTTCGTTTGGGGTTTTTACCCATAAATTTAACACCCATAAAACATGTATTTTATAAAACATTATTCCCTTATCATATAAATAGTTAACATTTTAATAAAAATATTCATTTAAAACCATTTCACTTGGTATATCATCATTAATTAACACTCTAATATTGTTAGGAATTGAATAAAAATTCTTTATTTTATAATTTTTTTCATTATTTTCCAAAATTTTTAGTATTTTTCGACTATCTATACCAAAAAATGCGGCTGTACTCAAAGAAAAACCGTAAATTTTCTTACTGTTAACACTATTTTCTATGTCATAAAGGAAAATAAACTTATTCTTATCAATATAATACTCCTTTTTCTTCTTATTTTTAATATATTTAATCAATTTTTTACATTTAGTATAAGACAAATCAACATAATTTACATTATGATATTCTATATTACTAATAATCTTGTTAATACAGTAATTATGGAACTCCAAAATATCCTTATCAAAATCAATTCGCCTCTCATTCTTTGAAAAAGTCCACCATAACATGTCATTATTGTATTTCTTTTGAAGAATTTTAAAATTATCAATCAAATTCTTAGCATTTGACAAACCAATTATCAACGTAGGCAATGTAATATCAATGGTTGACATGTTCAAACACTTATTGAAACAATTATCAACCTTAAAATTAGGACTACTTACAACAATATTACCAATATACTTACCCATAAAAAAAAATATTTTGCATTATCAAATACAAAGATAATACAAAACATTGAAAAAACCAAAAGGTTATTTATTATAATTGTGCTAAAACTTGTTTAGCAATCCATAATCTCCTTTTATCCAAATTACAATGGTGTTCAGATACACCAAAACGTTTATTATTAGAATTACAATAAATATCGGCACATTTCTTTGCATCGGCAGTTGTTGGATGTGTTTTCCAATTCTTTGAATATCCAACACCACCAGTAATTATAACACATGTTGCAGAAGCATCTTCTAATGTTTCACACCTTTTCAATGCATTATAATATGTTTTCATATTACCTTCAATATTACCTTTAACCATTTTACACTGTTGTTCCAATGATAAATTTTCAATTGGTGTGTATGCTGCAAAACCTGCTTGTGTAAGTGCTTGATTTTTAAAGGTTTCTCCTGTCCATGAAGCAATTCCAGCACCATATCCAAAACCGCCAGTTCCTTTTGCACCTTTTCCTGCTTTTTCTGCGGCCATATGACTGTTTGGATTACAATGATTTTCATCAATATATACACCAACAACTGCTGCTGCTTGAAATTTAGTTAAACTTGCATTGGCAATTAAATATTTAGCCACAGTAACAGCCCTTGAAACTTCTGCTTTATTTAATTTTGGTGGTTTAAAACTACCATCACCAGGGTCATTGGATAATTTGATATCTTTTGCATCCTCTCCACTTGCTGTTTGTCCTGTATTACAAGCCATTTTTAATTTAAGTTTACATTTACATATAAATAGTTAAATGTTTTGATTTAATGTCCATCGTCAACGGAAAAATGCATTACATCTCCATAAGAACCACCCCATCCCCATCCATGAGCAAGGAAGATTTTTACAACAGGATGACCCCAATGCCATATACATTTTGCTCTATCATAAGTTCCTGAATACGGACATTTTTTTGCTTTCCAAGGTGCTGAACTACCTTGTGCTGGTTCTGACGCACCCTTTTCACATCTATGAGCAAACCACGGGTTTCCACCATTACCAGGATTTATATCAACAGCAATACCCCAACAATGTCTTGACATACCACTACTAACACTATTTTGTGTTCTATAACAGTTTCCAACGTTTAATTTAAACCAACCAAGTGCAAGTATTTCATTACATATTGCTTTGAAATCATCTGCAATGTATTTATTCATTTGTAATGTCTTAGTTCCACCAGTTTGATTAAATGTAACGTTTGTTATCAAACCACTTGACATTGCTTGACCAGGACCGATACTATTACTTAATCCACCACACATTTTGAGTTTTTCTGCTCTTGATTTACCTGTGAAACAACCTGGTTTTCCGTAAGTTCCTTCAATAACACCAGGACTTGTACTTGTTCCACTATTGGTTTCACCACCACAACTACTATCACCGCCTTTAAGTTCTTCTTCTGTTTTTGCATTAGGATTATAAACAAAAAAGGTACTATTGAATGGTTTTGAGAACTTTGACATTTTCATTCCTGTAATTGATGTTGTCATATCACCTGCTCTCATATTATGAGTTACTTTATAAATCATATATGTACCTCTCCACATTGGAACATTCATAAGTTGAAAATACATAAGAGGACAAATTTGTGCATTACCCATCATTTCAACCTCTACAGAGTAAGAATAATTACTAAACACATTAAATGTATCTTGTCCTACAAAATTAACCTTTCTTCCACCACCAGAACCCATTTTAGCAATATTCCATAATGCATTAATTGATTGTTCTGTCATAACAGGATTATCCATTGTAAGTTTCAAATTCTTAAAAATGTGATTATTTTGCCTGCCAAAACAAACACCAAAAGATGGTACATTATAACCTTCTCTTGTTATTGCATCCGTATCTCTATTAAAATCTGTTGAGTTTGTTGTACTAAACAAAGTTTTCGCCTCTTCTGTAAAACCGCCATTTTCACCAATAGCATGTGACCAAATATCATAACTATCTGTTTTAAAACCATTTCCTTCATCTTTAACACTTGAAGGACTGTGTGTATACATAACAACAAACTTGTTACTATTTGATGGTGCTTCCATTGAGTTATATGGCAATGGTCTAAATAAATCTTCCATCATTTCAATATCATGCTTTTGTGACTTACCATTAAAACCAACATAATCTGGTACAGGTAAGAAAATACAAGTATGGTCTGTAACAACCCTTGATATAAAACTAAAGAGACTGCCATTATCTGCTAATTCTATCCATGCTTTTAATAAAAGTTGACAATTGATTGCAAGTTTATTGTATGTGTTATTATAGAATGAATCTGTAAAAATAAAATTTTTGGTAAAATAATTTGCAACATCAAAAGCATCTGTTTCTGCTATCACAAGCCATTTATCCCAAAGGTTTTTAAGATAATAATATATAGCAACACTAAGGTCTCTGTTTTTAATCAGTTTTTCTGATAACTGAAAATTATTGTCACCACCTGTTGATGTTGTTTTAGTTTTAATAATATCATTTGCAGCCTTTAAAAAACCATTTATGTAAGATTCATAGTCATCAACTGAAAGGCCAATAACACCACTTGTGCCAATATCATCTACATAAACCTTTGATGGTGTCCTATAACAAGAATTGCAAACAAGATAAGAATTTAAATATAAATCTTTAAACATGTTTTGCATTTCTTTGTCATTCTCATTCATTAACAACTTCAAACCTTGATTTTGAAGTGGCTTATCTGGTACAATACCAACAGACACATAACCATCAGTAAAAACAACATGTGCTTTGTCTTTTATCCATGTTTTTAAGTCAACAGTAGTGCCTTTTTGTGTATAATAAAGTTGAATATTATTTACTACATTCTTTATGTCTCTTGAATTTAAAGCACGTGTAACATTTCCAACTGTTGGGCTGTATTTTAATTCGTATCTTTCAGCAATTTTTGTAAATGTTGTGGTAACAAAATTTTCAAAAAATTCAATCATTTGATTTTCAATGTTATAATCAACCTTTGTAATACCGGCAAACAAATTACTAACTTTATAACTATATGATGCTGTATTGTCATTTTCTCTCATAGTACTTGGACATAAGGTTTTTGATGAACCGCTTGTATAATACACAAAGAATGTACCATCAACTGTTGGTGACTTATATTTGTCAGTATCTTGTGATGAAGAATATATAATTGGGTCTTTACCACCATGTTTCTCAGCATAACGTTTTCTCCATAACATTGCAGCCAAAAATAACAAATATGCTTTTGGTACTCTTTCAACACCACCAAGTGGATGTTTTATATTAAAAACTTCAAGATTTGTGTTAAAATAATCATATTTAAAAGTATGTAAAAACAATAAGGCTTTTACTTTCAAACACCTATCTTTGTATTCTTCATCTGTTTCAGATGATAATTTTTCATTTTGCATATAATAGAAAGGATTACCAAACAAATTACATTCTTCACCCAAAAATTGAAGCATTTTAAATTGTTGTACAACAACATCATTAAGTGACACAGCGTTTTGATTGAACTTAAAATCCTTAGTTATACCACTTTTTTCACTAATCATTTCTTGAAAAGTAACCTCATTTTTCAAATCATTTTTGGATAATGTCACATCCCACGTATAAACGTCAAGTTTATCAAAAAATTTATCAAAAGTATGAGCCATAGTGTTTAAAATATTAGATTTCTCTTCTTTTTTATCGCCTTCTTTATCATCTTTTTTCTCTTCCGTTTTTTTAGTGTTTCCTAACAAATTTAAACCACTTGGTTCTATTTTAAGACTTTTTAGATTTCCTGATAACATATAACACACATCTTTATAATACTCATCATTACCTAATGTGTGAAGATAAAACAATCCAAGATAACCACGTAAATCATCTTTTACTTCATAATCTAAAATTTTACAATTTCCTTTGTATATTTCCTCTAACCTTGATGTAAGTGAGGTTACTAAACTATCATCACTAATTATTGAAAACATATATTTGTTAATATATTTTTCATAATCTTCTGGTTTTAAAAATGGTAACTCATTACTTGGACAATTATACAGCCAATCCATAGAGGAAACATGCTTATTGTCTAATTTGTTAAAATTTGGTATAAAAATATCATATTCACCATTATTTAAAGAAGAAATATCATCTTTATAATCAATAAAATTCTTTAGATTTGATGGAACAAATTCATTTCCCTTTTTGTCATACCAATGACAAAAAAACATTATTTTTTCATCTTTAGTTTTTGAAAACATTGCATGTCTTCTTTGCTTATTGTATTCACTAAAAATATTCTTTGTTGTTTCAAACATATGGTATCTTTTATTTGTTCCTTCATTTACACCGTATGCTAATTTATCATATTTTTCATCACAAAAAACAATACCTTTAAAATCTTCAACAGTCTTATCAGTAAATAAAGTTTTAAACATACCAATACCCTTACTTGTTGAATAGAAATTATAGCAGTCTAATCTCCCTAACATTTCAATTGCATTATTTTTAAGATAATCCCTTGGTACTAAAACACCACAAATTGCAGCAAATCTTAATGCTAAAAATCCAGCCAAATCAGAAACATTTCCAATGCTGGTCATTGCAAATGGTGAACCATAAATCAAATCGGATGGTATAAGTGGAAAATAATCAATTTTATTTATTATTGTTGTTTTTACTTGTGCTTTATCTACAATATTTTGTATACCCTCTTGAAAGGTATAAACAACTTTTTCCTCAACAAAATTATGATTTAAATCACCAACCCAACCGTATACATTCTCTATTTCAGATGTATATCCACATTCTTGTGTTTTATAACCATTATCATATAAAGCAGGCCACGGTGTTACATTTTTATTAACGTTATTAATAACATCAGTGTTGTTAATGTTTATACCAAGATATGATGGCGTTCTTTCACCTCTTTCTGTTTGGTCATATATTTCCTGTGCTGCTTCAAACATGATATGACAAAAAGTTTCCAAATGACAGAAAATAATTTTAAACACATTACCAATAAATGGTTTGAAACCAACAATAGATTTAATCTGATAATTAATTTTTTCATTTATTTCTTTTGCAAACTTTTCTTTTTCTTTTGTCATTACAGATATTCTACCATTAACAATATCTGTAATATTACTGAAATCAACCAGATATACATATTTTCTGATATTGTTATTTTTATAAGAACCTGTTATTGCTTTATATAATTCCTCAGATGCCTTATGTGTTAATTTTCCATTTTTATCATTGAAAACTATATTTTTCAAACCATCACTTGTTAAACTTGGCAACTCTTTTACATCAATACTTTCAGTCACACCATTAGTATTTGACACCACATTAAATTTATCCAAAAAAGTTATTGTTTTTGGACATTCTTTCCAACCATTTGGTGCTTTAGTTATTGTTAAACCATTTTCCGAATAAGATATTGCATATTTTTCTATTGCTTTATATAAATCTTCATATTTCTTTATTGTTTCTTCTTTAATTGTAACACTTTCACTATTTGAAAAAAACAACATTTGTTGCGTTTTTGTTTCATCATCAAAAAATACACCCATATATTTAGAATCAACACATGAAACAAGTGAATCCATAAAACCTTTTAAATGAATTTTTATTTCATTTAAGACACCTTCTTCCGTTTCAAGTGTTTGAACGGACGTGGACTGTGATTCTGTCAAAGTTTTAACCATTGTGCTAATCCTTTTATCCGCTTGTTCAATCCACGTAAACAATTCATCCAACTTTGGTGGCGGTATTGTTTTTTCACCATCATCCCATAACCCCCATTCCGATGTATTCTTATGTCTTTCCCAATAATCCATACCAACATATGTTGCATTTGGTGCTGAAACAAGATAAGTAAATGGAATATCAGTTAATAAACTCCATGAATAGCCAATAAATGTCGCAACCGCCTCAAAATTACCTGTTTGTGTATTAAATTCACCTTTGAAATTGGAACATGTTAATTGATATGTTACAGGTTTACCTAAAAAACCCTTAACCTGTAATCTAAATAAAGGATAAGGCATTGTAAAAAATGCGCCAAAAATGTTTTCTGCTGTTAATTGTTCATCAATATGTATTGCTTCTTCTCTACCAAATAAAGCAGAACCACGGACATCAACAAATTTAATTGTTACTGTTGGTGTATACCAACTCTCATACGAAATCTGTACACTTTCTACACCTAAACCCTCAATCTGTGTTTTCTTTTTATAAGAATCAAATGTTATATCAGTATAATATGTTGTTAGATAATTGTAATTTGAATTTGAATAATCAAAACTTCCATCTTCTGCATTTAAAACACCATCACCCCTATCTCCTTGTAAAACAGAGGTTCTTCTTTTCTTCATTTCTTCCTTTGTCATACCCCATTCTATGACATATTTTCTAACATTTCCATCTTCTGATTTGTTTCCGTTTTTATCAACACTTGTTCCTGAACTCTTAAAACGTGAAAATGCTTCAATTATCAAATTAAAGGAAATACAAAAATCTTCATATCTGGGTGTTAATGATAAACCCTTTTGTGCATTATCTGCATTTTTATCATAAACATCATTAGGTTCAACAAATATAATTCGTTGACCTTCATCAGTTGCAATCTGTCCAACTCCAATTTGTTCCATACTATATATTGATATATTTTAATACATTATAAAAATAAGTAGTACAAAAACAAAAATCAAAAAGTGAAAACTATGACCTTCCAAGTTTTTTTCTAACTTCTCTCTCATACCTCAAAATTGCACTTTGTAACGGATAAGGTATTCTCAAAAGAACTTTATCTGGTATATCAAATTCCATACTCCCATATTGTTGGTTTCCCATCATTATTAACCAACCGTAATTTGCATCACCATAATATTTGTATGATAATGAATCCAAACGCATCTTTGATTTATCAAACATGATATATAAATCATCACTTTCATATTCAATCTTCATAAATGGCATTTTTAAAAAATTACCATCTACTCTAAAACTTTTATATCTGTCATAATATTCTTCCATAATCTATATTTTTGTTTTCTAATTAAAAGAATGCATTACTTGGTTTAAAAAATAGTGATTTATCAAATTGCACTTTATCATGACCCATTGCACCCATAGTTTCCCAATTTGTTTTTTCTCTTTCAACTCTATCAGAACGATTATCATATAAACGACCATTGGCATAATAATTAAATGACATTGCATTCTGCAATCTTCTTACCGGGCCTGTCAAATCTCCACCACCAATAAAGTTAAATGAAATTGTTACATTTGCAATCAACGGAACAACACCAATACCCTCAGTATTTAAATCTAATACAAGTGGGTCATAATTAATACTAATATTTCTTATTACAATTTTCTGATAATAAAAATCTCCAAGCCTTAATACACAGAATGGTGGTCTACCGAATGCAAGGTTATTTGCGGAATAACCAGTTGCATCAGATGCACTGTTCGTATTACCTTGTCTTGTACATTGATGTAAGAAATTAAGTCTACCCATAAATCCCTCAGGTGTCATACTATGAAACGCAGGGTCAAAATATTGTAATTTCTTTACAAGAGAATCAAACACCATTGGGTCTCTCTTTTTCAATTGTTTAAAGAAATGATATTCTTGGTCATATCTCAACGAATTGTTTTCATCGGTATTTTCATAATCCTTTCCATATTGAGTTTTCCAATTATAACTACTTCTTTTCTTTTTTTCACCATCTCTAATGAAAGTTCTCATTTGACCACTTTCTTCATCATAATACCATCTACATTCTTTTAATTCAGCATTTGTTTCATTATCATTAACATAAAGTTGCGTGTTTGTTTCCATGTCAATCTCAACCTCACTGAAACCATCAAATCTTTGAAATTTTGGTGGTTCTATTTCTGTTGTTAAATCATTAACATTTATACTATATTCTGATGGTATATAACAATTTCTAGGAAAATCAGGTCTTTCTGCAACATTTTTGTCATATTCTTCTTTTGTTATATCAGTTCCAAAAGTAAAGTTTGTACACCCGTCTTTTTCAAAATCAAAAGAATATTTAACAACTTTACATTTGCTCTTTTCCTCAGATGACAAACTTTCATATTCCTGTGGTGTCAAAAATTTTTCCTTACTTGGTTCTTGATTAAGTTCTTGTGGTGTTTCAACAACCGTTTTAGTTAATTTAATTGTTATTTTTGCAGACCTCCACTTTTTAGCACTTGGGCCACTTTCATCCTTAACATCTTGTGGCTGTACCGGAACACTTGGTTCTGAGGTTGTACTACCTGTTTTTATTTCACTGTTTCCATAAAACCTCTTAAACCAACTTATAACAGTATTACACCTTTGTTGTGCCAAATATTTATTTTTTTCTTTATAACCATGTGAATTTGAATAACCAATACCATTAATTTCAACAACTTTATAAATAGAATTTTCTCTTTTATCAAACAGTTCCAACAAAGTTTTAATTCTTGCATCTGTCTTACTTAAAACATTACCTGTTCTTGCATTTATAGTTGCTTGATTTTCGTTTTCGGTTTCACTGTCATAATTGTTTAACAAAACATACGCAACTTCTGCCAATGAATAAAGATTTTCATTGTCTTTTTCTTCTGTAAACTGTTTTTTAACAGCATCAATACTATAATTTAAACCCAAATTTTTACTCGCAATATCTTTTTGACCATCTGCATGGTCTAATTTTTGGTCAAAAGTGTTATGATTAACTTCACCACCACTTGCGACTTTATATTGTCCATCAACCCTATAATACCATTTATTTGCCGGATATGGTATGTATTTACTTTTATTTGTTTTATATGTCCCACTATTCCAATGATATGTACCAAGAACATAGTTATTTTCAGTATCTTGTGCTGCGTATGTTCCACTGTTTTTCATTTCATAACCATTCCCAAGAAAAGCACTTTTACTAATATCCTTAAATTCAATCAATAATGATTCTGATTGTGTAACATCATTAGGATTACATCTCCATTGTGCTCCTTTTCCACAAAGTAAATATGCAATTGGGTCAACAACACTTGTATCCCTATTGTCATAAGCACCACTGTAGTTATTGGGGAAAAATACATAAAAAGTTAAAGTTATTTCCTCGTCACTTGATGGTTTAATTGAATTTAATTCATCTTTCTTTTTTAAATTATCTACAACATCAATTGCACCTGGTGTGCTTTTTAACAAATATTCATCAGTTAACGGTGTTGGTCTTGCATAAGAACTCAAATTACTTGTTTCACCAGTACCACTTCCAGACCCTACATCACACCCAGCAAAGAAACGAAGTACATCAGTATCTTTTGGAAGTTTATCTGGCTGTGATTCACCATACCAAGTTGAATAGTCAAGTATTGATGGATGGTCTACAACCATCATAAAGTTAAGTGTACCACTTCTTACTGTATTTGTATATGTAAAAACGCTCTCACCTCTACCAATAAACGTATGTTCAGACCAATTGGCACTTGTTTCTTCACTAAATGTTAAACCATAAGGTGGAAACCACATAATTCTACCACCAAATGGCCCACGTTGTTCCCAAGACAATGCTTTTTCAAAAGAATAGGGATTATAACCTTGCCATGCAAGGTTTTCTATTGAAAACATACAATCTTTAGGATGTACATTCATTTCAGCACCACCTAAAAACTTAGGTGCAATATTAACTAAACCTGTATCTCTATTTAAAACAGATTTAGCCCATCCATCAGACCCACTATCTTTCCAACTCCATCTTGTTTCCTTACGAGCAACTTGAACTTCATCTAATTCAGAAGAAATATTTCCGTGATTATCTTTATAATAAACAGCATTATCTGGGCCTTTATTTTCAACACTATCACTTCTAACATCAATAAAGTTTTTTTCACCCATATCTACAAAATTAGGCCAATTGTGAAACTCTTCACTTGTCATACCGACATCTTCACCACTTTCACCTTCAACTGTAAATGGTCTAATTAAACGTGTTCTATATTCACTATATTGATGATGATGTGTCCAAACACGGCAATAAGGATTATCATAACCATTTCTGTCATAACTGATACCATTTCTCTCAGCATCATATGTCAAAAGATTTCTTCCATGTGACAAACCATAATCTGATTTGGCCTCAGTACCATTATATAAATCTAAATTATCTGGGTCTGTATGAAACCTACTGATAATTGTATTTATCTTTTTATTGTTGAATAATTCTTTTGTTTTTCTAATTATACTATTTCTGTTCTTATTACCCTCATAATAATTCCATTTTCTATCATCGGTAAATTTATCAGTACCGGTATTATCTTCATCTGGATATACATTGAAACTCTCACCGTATAATTGATTGTGATTATTGTAATTTTGGAATGTATTATTTGTATAACCTTCTCTTGTTGTTGATGAAGATGCATCTTTTTGGAAATCATTAATATAATTATTTCCCTCAGTATAACTGTAATTGTACCTGTATATTTCATCAGAAACCTTATTGGCAATACCAGTAACACTATTACCAACGATGTCAAGTGTTACATCTCTTTCAACAGTACTGATAAACGCACTTTTTCTTAGTTGCCAATCTGCCATATCAACAAGACAATAACTACTAATTGGAGTTGTTAACATTGTTTCAAAACCCCAACTACTAAGACTTCTTTTTGATTTATTTACATCCTGTATATCCATGTATATATAAAATATAACCTTTTACTTTATAATTATCCATTAAATGTGTTTTTATACACTACCAACAGCCATATTTGATTTACCTCTACCACCATTCATTGCGTTTGACACTTGCAACGATATCATTCTTGATAAACTTCTCATAAGTGTTGGGTCTTTTTCCAATTCACTAATTATGTTAATACTTTTACCGTTAGAAGAAAGATTCAAATTACCACTTATTTCGACTTTAACAGTATTCATTTGTAACGGTTGTTGATTTGAATTTGTGCCAGTTGCTTCACTCCATAATTTACGCACAACATCACCATTATTTTTATCAAGTGATTTTACTGATAATTTGTCATTGTTACCACCACCAAAAATATTTTTTGTAATATTCCATGGCATAACCGAACCAACACCATCAATTCCACTTTTTACAAAAGACTTCGCAGTTCCAATTGGGTCTTTATATGCACTCTTAGCCATACCATATACATCATTAATACGACCAAACACACCATTTACCATCTTATCAAAAGGCCCACCTATTTTAGCAAACAAAGCACTATCTGATGGGTCTGTTTTGGCAATTTTAACTTTACCATCTTGTATTGGAGTAATTTCTGCTGCTGCTGTATACATTGATTTTCCACTTGATGAAATAACACCATCTTTAAAAAAGTTTGACCAACCACCCGTATTACCACGTCTTTCTTCCCATGTTTTTCCTGTAAAATTAATGTTTTCTGCTGCTGCATTAAGTTGTTTCACTAAACTTTCATCTAAACCATCTGTATGTTTAGATGCATAATATATTAAACCATCAATTAATTCCATACCATGTTTTTGATAACTTTCAATATTATCATCTCCATGATGTGTAGCCTCCAATGCATCCATTAAATCATCATATCCAGTCGAAAGTGCAGATTTATAATCACTTACATTTCTACTTCCACCGAGATATGTAGATACTAATTTTGCCATGGCATCATTTACATTTCCTTTATTTGATTCACTATTAAATTCATCAAATATGTCTTCTGCTATATCATAATAATTTTGTGTTAATTTGCTACCGCTTTTTATTTCTGAAACTTCTTTTAATGATTCTTTAGTTAACTTATCATTAGCAGCACCTGCTTTTTTCTCTGCTTCATCCAATTTTTTCTTATTTGCATCTGATGGGTCATTTTCATATGCCATTTTTGCATATTCATAATCTAATTCTGCTTTAACCGCATCAAGTGCGTTTACTAATTCAGAGCCACTATTTGTAAAACTCATACGCAAATTTGCTGTGGTTTTTTTCATTATTTCAAACTCTGTATTGAGTATGTTTGTTGTTGCGTTCATTAATTCATGCTGTTGCTTATTTTGGTCTGTTACAAATTCATTACTTTCTTCTATCATTTTTTTCAGATTTGTTGATGATTCTGTAACCCATTGAACGTTTTCTGCCATTCTTTCATTTACTTCTTTTTTCAAATTTTCAAAAGTTTCATCACTAAGTACTGCTTGTGACCAATTAGTAACACCCTTTTGTTCTTCCAATAAATTATAAATTTTACCAACATAATTCTCAATACTTTCCTCAGTCGGCATTAAACTATTCCAATCAGATTCACCTAAATCATTTACATCTTTTTCAACCATCTGGTTTGTTGCCTTATCAAGTACATTAACCTTCCATTTACCATCTTCACCAAGTTTTGCCTTATTATATATTAACGCTTTTTGTTCATCAGAATAATTCTTTGATATTTGTTTATCTATTTGTTCACCTTTTATCCTTTGTGTTATTTGCGCACGTGCATCTTTATAATCAATACCTGTTGCTTCTGCATATTGTTTAAGACGCATGGCATCAGCACCTTCAATATCAACTTCACCTGTTTTTGTATTAAAATGGCCAATACCCTTTGTCATATCAGTAAAACGTTTTGCAAGTGCTTCTGGGTCAGCCCATGCTTCATACATCATTGCCATTGGGTCTGAACCCATTGCCATATTACCACCAAGAACCTGTAATTTTGCACTTTGTGTAATAACACCTTCCAAACCACCATCTTGTATTTTATCAACAATACCTTCAAGTGCATCCATGTTAAAACGTGTCTTCTGTGCCCAAATTGACATTTGCATCATTGCTTTCACACCACCCTTAAATGTGTATTTTTGAGCCAATTTTAAGTTTTGTTGTAAATCTTTTGCAAATTTACGGTTACTAACACCTGCTTTATTTGCTTGTTTGAACATATCAAAAATTAAATCTCTACTGGTACTAATTGATTTATTAAAATAATCCATATCACCCATCAAAGATATTGCAAGATTGTCATCACCGAGAACTTTACCAAGTTGAAAACTTTCAACAAATTCCTTTTGTGACATTTCTTTACTACGACCAGTTGATTCAATATATTGACTTTGCATCTTTTGTAAATCTTCTGCGTCTTTATCAAGATATCTTGTTTTACCTTGACCATCAGTAAATGTCAAATTACGTGTTGTTTTAAAAATAAATTTTTCATAATTATCAACATTTTGGCCTGACATACCAATAGTATTTGCCATTAATTTTGCTGCTGCATCTATTTTCATAGAAACATTTTCAATTGCTTTTGAAAATTCAAGCACACTTGAAACTGCTTGTTTTGCAGCATCCATTGCTTGTTGTTTTATCTTGGTTACATTTTCTAATTCCTTTTCTTTAATTTCAATTTCTTTTTGTAACCTCATTACTTCAATTTCTGCATTTGCTTGTAAAATTTTAGTTGTTGAACTAGCAATACCTTGTACAACACTACCAATTGCAGTTCCAACAGGCCCAAACATGGAAGCAACACTACTAAACATTCCAGCACCAGTATTAACTTGTTGTGCGGTTAAATCAAGTCTTTCTTTTTCACCTTGCGCATGTCTAAGTTGTTTATAATTTTCGAGTCTTATTCTATCCAACGTATCTTCCATCTTATTTGATGCAGTTTCAGTTGCAAAATCAAGTGAAGTAGATGCTGCTGAATATGCACCTTCTTGTACACCTTGTGTAATACTTGCAAAAGATGATGTTAACGCACCTTGCATACCTTTACTAAAGGTTTGCATATGTCTTTGGAATATTTTACTACCTGTTTCAAGTGTTTTCAGATATATATCCTGATTTTCCTGCCATGTACTAAGACTTTTTTTCTGTTCAGCAATCCAAATATCAGATGCGCCAGAAGCCAATTCAGTTACCATTGCTGCCGCACCAACAAACATATTTCCACCACCTTTTGAAGCAAGACTACTACGAAAATTACTTGTTGCAGAACCACCTCCATTTCGTTCAGCATTAATAACATCTGCTGTACGACCATTTGTTTTAACACGTCTATCCGCTTCAAGTTCATTTCTACGTGTCTGTGATGATTGTTCATATGCATATCTATTGGCTTCTGCTGTTCTAACTTGTCTTTCAGCACGATTTATATCAGCAGGTGTTCCACCATTATTTCTATAATATTCTAAAACATGGTTTGCATTTTCAATAGCATTATCAAACTTTTGTAATGATAATATTATGTCATCATATTCCTTTTGCAGTTGTTCTCTTTTGTTCTTAGCCATTTTAAAAACAAATAATCTTTTTTATTCAAGGTTAATCAAAAATGTATTGTCTATTAACAACAAGACTTTAGTCAATGTATTTTTTTCTTTTTTAGATATATTTAAAGTAACATTATTATCAATATCTGGTTTATTATCTTCCACAAAACTTATATAGAAAAATTTTTCATTAAAACTTAAATTTTCGATATATTCATCCACAAATTTTCTATCATCATTTCCATTAACGGAAACAGTTATTAGTTTCAAAAATTCTGTAGTAAAATCTTTAACATTTTTTTCATCACTAAAGTTATCATGTTCAAATCTATTCAAGTCGTTATATGTTAAATATTTAAAATGTAAAACATCATTATTTTTAGTAAAATACATAAAATGTCCATCTTTATTACCAACTAATGTAAACACTTTATTTTTTATAAGTGAAAGGTCAATATTGGTATCATAAATCTCATTTTCATTATTATTTCTTACTGTTATATTAAAATTATTTCCATAACTTGTTTTTCTTAGCCAAAGCAAAATTGCATTTCTATCACCGTTTACAAGTATTGAAGGATTTATTGTTTTATCAACAATTTTTTTTGAAATAATAATATCATTTATTTCTGTATTACCACTCATTAATATGTTTTCATCTTTTGCGGTAAGATAACCAATTTTTATCTTACCACATCTTAATGGTGAATCAACATGATAACATTGTCCTTCACTTGGTAAATCAACCCATTCATAATTGTCTGATATTTCCATTTTTAAATCTTTTCTTTTTTATAAATAGCAAATTATATAAAATTATAAAAAGCAACCATAATGGTTGCCTTTTAATGTTTCATTCTATTCCACCTTTCATTTTCTTTTTCTACCTCTTTATTATGTAAAATAATATATGTTTTCCTATCTGCAACAGTCATATTATATATTTCTTCCATACTTAAATTCATATTAGTATGACAAAGCCATAATTCATGTTTTAAATGTTTATCAAAATTAGAAGTTAATGAAAACAGTATCATCGAGTCTAAGAAAGGAATTGAACGAGCCACCTCCATCTGACTCTGGAATATTTACTGTAAAATTAAAATCAACACCTGGTCTATTATTATTGAAATAATTACGATAATCCATGGCTGTTTTTGTTCTCATATTTTCAATATAATTTTTAATATATTCTCTGTCTGTATTACCGTTAACTGATATTGTATATGAAATCATTTGTTCTGTAATAATGTTTGGATATTCAACATTTGTATCTTCATCTACATCCATACCAATAATATCCTTTATTTCATCAATATCTTCATTTATCATTGTTAATTCTTCATCACTAACATTTAAATTATCTTTTATTTTATTAATATTGTTAATATATTTAATAAAGTTAAATTTGTCTAAATCTGTCAATTGTGCTGCAATTGTATTTCTTATTTTTTCCTCATCATTATAAGTAAAATATTTAAATTTAATTACATCACCATTGTTTGTCGTATAATCAAACAATCCATCATCATCACTTTCTAATTTAAAATCATTATAATCAAACTGTGATAACTTTATTGTTATATTATAACGTTTCTTATTATTTGGGTTTGTAACTGAAATTGGAAAATCCTCACCATATGATGTTGCTCTTAACCATAAAATAATAGCATCTCTATCACCACTACACAATTCATTTACATCTATTCTATTATCAAGAATTTTTCTTGATAAAATCATATCAAGTAATTTTCCATCACGATATACATTTGGTGATGAAATAATATTTTCATCAGCAGCAGTAAGATAAGCAACTGGTATTCTTCCACAGCGCAACGGAGAACTTTTTGGATAACATTGGCCATTTGATGGTAATGGTAAAACATCATATTGTACATAACTTGGAACGGATGAAAAATCAAAGTCATAAGTGATTATTTCTTTTGGTTTTGTTGTTTTCTTTTTAACTTGTTTCACTTCCACATCTTCAACAACCTCTTCTTGTATTTTTTCTTCTTTGTTTTTGTTTTTCAATTCAACCCTTTCTGTATGACTACTACTTTCCTGACTTATTTTTTTATTTCTCAATTCTTCTGCCATACCTTTTTGGAAATTTTTAATAATACTGTTATTATCACTTAATATTTTTTCCTCAATTTGTCTATTTTTCTCTTTATTTTCTTCAATTTGTTTTTCATTAGTAACCATAGTTTGTTTCATTATTTCATCTTCATTTTCAATACGTTCAATATCAGAAACATCTTTCTTTGCACCACGTCTACGTCTTCTTGGAATAACAGTTTCACCATTTTTACCAACAGTTACAGTTGCAATGCTCTTTCTATGCATTTCTTCATCAGTAACACCCAATTTTTTAAGACGTTCATTGTATTTCTTAACCTCACTCTCATCTGCTTCTCTAAATGTTGCATTCTCAACCTCTTCCATTGTAGCATTAAGATATCTACTCGCCATTAAACGATTATCTTCTATTGCTTTTCCAAAGTCTTCTTCTAATTCAGCACGTTTAACTGGGTCTGTATTATGTTCCAACGCAGTCTTCTTTGCTTCTTCCAACATCTGATTTGAAGCCTTAATAATAGCCAAATTCCTTTTTCTCTTTTCTTCTGCTATTTGTTGTCTATCCATTGTACCATTTGCCATAATATACTATAAAAATCTATTTATTTAGTTTTTTGTAAAAATAATTCTTTCAATAATCATTCCAAAAGACGTAATCATTGGTTCACCATTTGCTTTTCTTATACTTGATAACAATTTTACAAATTTACAGTTTTTTAACACTGCATGGCTTTTACCATCATCAAAATCCATCTTGAAATCCTTTTTTGGTAAGTGAAAAACTTTTTCTTCGTCTGTCAAACTAACTATATTCATAATTTTTTGACTGTCTTGAATCCACATCTTTAAATCAGTTTCCAAATCTGGTTTCATCATAAACTGTTTTTCATCCAAATATATATATAATCCAAACTGTTCTTTATTAGCCCATAATCTATCAAGTTGTGTGACAGAAATTTCAGTTCCATTCATGTTCCTTATATTACCATCACACTTATGAAACATATAATTCTGATTTTTCACGTTTATTTTACGTTTTTTATAAGGATTATATGCCATATTATTACCTAAACTCGTTATAACCATGTGGTCAACACCATCTTTATGATTATAATATTCAGTATTTTCCATATTAACATACTTTTTGGCTGTCAATTCTTCTCCTTCATAACGGAAACCATTAACAGCATCACCATTTGCAAAAGGTATATATAACGTGACTTTCATTTTTCCCTATTTTTAATAATATATACTTAAAAAACAAAATTTTAATTATTTGTTATTAAAAAACTTGTTCATAATCAAATATTACTTGACAATGCTTTGTAGAACTATCATCATAATCACACGGTTCAAAGTGTATTTCTCTTGCAAAACAATTAACATAACGTTCACTACATAAAACACAACCGGTCTTATCCAAATCTTCAAAAACTATTGTCCTCTTTTTCAAGTTATTAAATTTTTTACATTCATTAATAAAAGCACCATCACCCATCTTATCAATTTCCCTAAAAGTAATCGTAAGATATTGTGGTTTTGGTTCTAAAAAATTATGTGGTGATTTTTCAATTCTTTGAACCCACCATTCCTGAAATTTACATCCTTCTGAAAATCTAACAAGAAACATATTTTTCCTTAATGATTCATTTCCTATTATAACTGATGGTTTGTATTTATTAGCAAATGGTGTACAATCTAAAAAATCCTCTTCAAATTTGTTATTATCATCCATAAATAACTCATAAATATTATATCTCTATAATAGATAAGATTAATAACTTTTTTTTTCAAATTAATGTGGTTTTTTCTTATTTTCTTTTATTTCTTTTTTCTTCTTACCGCTTTTTATATATTTTTCTATCTCTTTTTCAACCATTTTTGGGTTATGAATAATATCATATTCCCATATCCTCAATAAAGGAACACCATGTAATGCTGCCCATTGGTCTTTTAAACCATCAACAAACTTATTATGTTTATGCATTGGTGTTATTTTATCTTCACTAACAACTCTTGGGTCTGCATGATAAAAAGAACCGTCAATTTCAATTAATAAATCAAGTGGGAAAAACTGTTTTTCTTGTTTTACACACCTTATTCCATCTTTTTCCTCATATTCATATGAAACATCATCATAACAAGTCAATGCAAAATCAAAAAACCTCTTAATATCCTTTGCCTCATACTGATATATATAAACCAAACCCATTTTATCAAGAAAATCTCTCGCAAAATTCCTTTCTAACTGACTTGTACCATATTTCTGGCCGGTTATATTCCTTTTTTTAAACGGATTTGACTTATAATAAGTTTTTTTCTTTGATTTAACACACTTATTTGACTTTAATATTACTTTAGGTACAACTTGTTTCATATTTCAACATGAATTACAACCAAATAAAGTTGTTTTTTATAAATACAACCAAATAAGGTTGTTTTACAACAAAAACAAAGTAATAAAAGCAAAAAAGAATTTCTAATCTGCTTTTATTACATAAAATTATCTTAAATTATTAGATATTAGAAACTTAAAATACAATAATCAGGACGAATTGTTATTTCAATTGTAGCAAGACCATCATCTTCATATGCCAATTCACCAAAGTTAATGCTTACAGGCATACAATTCTTGCAAACCCACTGTGAAATTGCAACTCCTGTTGGGTCAAGCAATTCAATAACCAAATCTCGTTTATAACTGACAGCATATCCCTGTCTACCAGTAACACTCTCTGATTCCAAACGAACCCATTCCATAACGGCCTGTGATGCACTTGGTCCAATTGGGTCTCTTAATGTAAAACTCATCTCTTCCCAAAGATAACGACCAACAACCCATGTTGAAGTGTTAATAAAAGGTATCTCAATTGCTGTGTTTGTGATATGTGGACGAGATGCATTACTTACCCACCATTCTTGTATACCTAAATCAGATGGGAATCTAACAAGAAACCTATTTTTTCTTAGTGGTTCATATTCAAGCGGTGCTTTTAACAATAAATCTGACATATTTTATAACTTTTTAACTTTTTATTTTATATATAAATATCGTATGTTTCAAATATTTGTGTTATATTTCTTCATACTTTATTTTAATCTTTATAATTCTCACCTTTTTGTGGTTGTTCTATTGCTTTATCAACCATGTTCCATATTTTTTTCATTGTATCGTATTGTGGTGATGTTGGTTGGTCAGCAAGTCTATTGATAACACTTAAAGCAATCTTTCTAATTTGCGTTAACTCTTTTTCAATACCACTTATTTCTTGACCTTGTGATGGCATTTCTTCTCCTCTGTCTCTCATCAAAACTTCCTCATCACCATAAGATGGTTCATCATCATATGATGGTTCATCTTTCATTACAAAATTTTCCATTGTCAATCTTTTTGTTTCTGACAACAATCTTCTCATTTCATCTATTGCAGGAAAATTATCTCTTCTAAATCTTCTCATAATCACTAAAATGTACATTTATTTATTAATAAATAGTTTAAAAATTCAAAAAAAAGAGTGACCGTAATCACTCTTTTTTAGAAAAACTGTTCGAATATAAATTAAATATCGTCAAATGATACACCTTGTGGTGTGGCTACAAGACCAATATTGATATATTCAAGATTTGGCATGAACTTAATATAAATCTGTGCATTGATTTCAAGTCTGTCACGTGCTTCTTCTGAATCATCAATCACCAATTTTGCATCTATGATTGCTCGTTTGCTGATGAAATCTTCAAGGATTGGTTGAACTGCACTTCTGAATGATGCAATTGTTGTGGCATCATTGGGGTCAAAGATAAGACCAATACATGCAATTGAGATAAGTTTCCTTAATCTAATCAAACAACGTCTCTTTGAAATTCTGTTCATGTGTGCATGTGTTTCTGCGAGTTGTAAGTTCTTATCACCCCAAATTCTCATACCCTCATCTGCAAAGTTGTTGATAAAGTTTATACGTCCAGCATATAATTCATCCTGTTCTGCGAGAATAAGGTTTTTCTTTGAACGCACACCATCAGTTAAACCACGATTCCAACCTGCTGCTGCGAACCATGGTGCTGCTACATTGTCTGTATAAGCAAAGTTCTTAACAACGTCTTTTGTTGGTGGTAAGTAAATGTATTGGCTATTTGCATTGTCATAATATTTAACCCATGGGAAATATGTACAAGCCCAATTTGTATCAATTTCACTATCATCAAGATTGTCAACTGCATCTTCTGCTGTGTACATTTCATATTTGTTATCACTTGCACCATAAGGTTTGTCAGGTGTTGTGATTACATAAATACTATCTGCACGTTCTTCCTCAATCATTTCGATAACTTCTTGAACCAAAAGGTTGTTGTTAACATAATCAATACCTGGTGTAGCAAACACGTTAATATCAATTTCTTTTGGATTAGCAAATTGTCTGATTGCTGAAAGATAAGCATACCAGTCAGATGTTATTGCTTTTTCAGCCTTATCGAAACCATATGCTTCTGGATAAGAGATTACTGAGAAGTTTGTACCTTCACCTGTTTGTGGATTGATACTGCCACGATATCTTTGATATTTGAAATCGTCTGAATTACTACGACTCTTTCTGTAATAATCCCAACCATCGAAACCACCATAGAAGCAAAGTGTGAATTTTCTCCAACGTTTATCCTCATAAATAGTATCCATCATTAAGGCTTCATTACCGATACGTGGTTCTTGATTGAAATCACCGACAGTATTTCCTTCACCAACTGTAACCCATTGATAACCGGCAACACCGTCAACCGTTACTGTTTGTGTTAATGCTGAATTCCCTGAATATGTAACAACATTATTATCATCTGGCTTTCCTGCATAAATACGTGAATCAAGGTGGAAGCATGGTGTAAGGAACTTAGGTGTGTCATCAAAATATGCATCAACACCTTTATATTTCAACAAATCATCGTCAATACCAACAAGGTCTGACATACCGAAATACTGTTTCTTTACACGAATATCTTGGTCAGCAACTGTATTATATTGTAAATATGGTTTTTGTATTGTTGAATTTCCCATATTCTTAATTGAGGCATCATCTGGTAATACACCTTCATAATCACGTACAGGATAACCCAAGAAACCACAAGGTATTGAAACTTTTGTCTTGTCTGTTTCGTTAACTTCCACTGTGATATATTTAGATTTTGTCTCATAACTTTCGTCAAAAGAACCAATTCTTAATGCAATATAATTTTCTGAACCAGGGATAAGGTCACACCTTCTATATTTCTCCAAAATAACAGGACTTCCATCAGTATCGCTGAAATCACGAACTAACACATCAAAAGTACCATAAGTTGGGTCAATATTTTCAATTGAAATTTTGCATTCCATTCTTGAATTGTCACCATCAGAAATTGTATGGAAACGGAAAAGTTTTGTAAGTTCAACGTTTTTAGCATCACCTTTCATTTCGGATACAATCCATGGTGTTGATGAATATCTATATTGTTCCTTGTAGTTGTTCATATCAAGTGTAACAGGTTTAACCTCTGCTTGTGCACCAGAACCTGTCAAAACATAATATGCTGCCATACTGTTAACATAAACACATTCTTCCACAACATTCTCGTCATCTCTTTGTGGTGTAACAAGTTTATCTACAGTTTTTTCACCGTAGTAATATTCACGTGTACCATCTTTTGTTGTATAAGCGGTTACAGTGTAAATATGTCCTACCTCACCAACAGTAGATGTCCATGTTTTATTTGTTGAATTATATTTATGTACTTTTAATTGATTGCCAGCACTATCTTTTGAAAGAGTAGAACTGTAAAGGAAACGTTTACCAACATCACGTCTCTTTAATGTACTCTCATCTTCTGTAAGTATGTCTGTTACGGCCTTATGTTTTGGAATAAGTATTGATTGTTCATATAATGAAAGACTGCCATTAGTTTCAATACCACCAATTACATCCAATTCACCAATATTAACTAACTGTTGTAATGCAACATCATAAAGTTCCTCAACGTATATTTCAGCATCACCGATTTCAGGATTACCACCAATCACATTATAAATGTAATTCTTTTCATTTGGGTTAAAACTAACACTATAAGTAACTTCTTCATCATCATATCTTCTAACTTTTAAACCAAATCTACCATAATCGCTTGGGTCAATGTCATACGTGTGTGTTCTTGAATTAAATTTTTTCTTACAATCGCCACTAAGGTCAACACTTTCGGACTCTACCATAGTTATTGATTTTGCATAATAAAGAATATCATCATAAGTATATGAATCAAAACATTCATCTTGTGAACTGTTTTCTTTATATGAAGCCTTTTTATGTTCACCTCTTGAACGAATCACTGCAACAAGCATTGGTTTTGTTTGTGGATACATCGAATCACTTGTTGGAGTTTTTTTCCATGCGACAATTGCCCATGCGGGTCCGGCATTAACACCTGAAAGACCAAGAACACGGCACACCTTTAAGTTTTTAGATTCTTCAAGATATGTCTTAGCAATATAAGGCAATTCGTATTTAGGATATTGACTACCAATATATTTTTCAGTACTTGTACCACCAAAGTAACTTTGGAATTGTGCCCAACTACTTATTTCAATTGGTTGAAATGCAGGGCCTTTTAATGTTTCACCTGCAAGACCTAAATTTGTAATGCCAAGTGACTTACTAGCAACAGAAATCTCACTTTCGGTAAAATAAATACCAGGACTAACATGTACCTGTTTTTTTGTGTTGTTACTTGCCATATTTTTTACTATTTTAAATTATTTTTCGTTATTATATAATATAAATATCAAAGAAAAAACCAAAAACTCAATTCTATGATAATTATTGTGTAAAATTAATATATAATTATCATTAAATTGGTAATATCCTCTATACTAAGCATTAAATCATTATTATTTTCAAATATTTTTCTTGGTATTTTATCTATTTCAAGTTCAATTTGTTCTGATAACAGTTTATTATAAAACATTGTCTGTTCATCACTCAAAAAGTTCCAATCAATTTTATTGAATGTTATGTCCATTAGATGAAAAACATATTCTTCAACTTCATCGAACTTTTTCATTATATCATACAACTTAAAACCAACGGAAATTGGGAATGTGCTTTGTTGTTGTAACATTTTGTTAATCGTCTTATTACAGTTTAACACTTGGAAGATTTGTATCTTTTCCATATATATTAATATTAATATTATTATAATAATATACTAGAACATAAAGTAAAAAGTATATATAATATAAAAATAAAAAATATATAAAAATTAAACAATATTAATATCTTCATGTGTTATTGAATCTTCTGAAACGTTTTCAGATATTTCATTTGAATTATACAATGTATCTTTTTCATAACCAACAAAAGTTACAATACATTCCTTTTCAACATCAATTGGAAACACTTTTATTCTTATTTCATCATTTGGATGTATTATAAATTCTCTATTAATATAATATAAATCACCGTTAACCATTACTCTGTAATTTCTAACGTTGTCAGTTATAATGTTTTCAACTATCATTTCAGTATCAAATGTAAACTCAACTGTTGATTTACATATTGGAAATGAAATATTTACTTCAAGATTTTTACTATCCAATGTTTCTTCAACTTCAACACATGGTTTATTTTTCCTAAAGTTATCACCTGCTAATATTTCATTAATACGTTTTGGATATTTTTTAACTTCAAAGTCATTTTCTTCAATAATATAGGCCATTACTTTCAATGTTGCTGTTTGTACGTAAAATTTACGGTCTGTTATTGAATATGATGTTTCATCACTTATATCTTCAATAACAACAGGTATATAATGTCCATTAGGTCTTATATAATATTGTCTTGCATCAAATATTTTATTGATTTTTTGATTAAATTTGTTCAAATAATCAAGAGTTGTCGTTACAAAACTTACATTATATGTCAAATCAATAGCATAAGGTTGTTTCATTGTATAAATCTCATAACTTTCTGTTCCATTATCATCAAGTACTTGTCTTTGTAAAACAACATATTTACGTTGTCCCGGTATATTCCATAATTTTCCTTGATTTTCTCCCAAGGATGGATTTTTATCTCTGTTTATTGTCTTAAAATTGAGATAAAGGTTTCCATTTTCATCAGTATGTTCCCACATTTGTGAATATTCAGAAAAACGTTGGTTGCTATAAAGTGTATATGTTGGTATTAATTTACCATCAATGGCAATATCAATGATGTTATCAACAAAATCAAACATTGTTTTGTCAATATCATCATATTCCAAAGGTTTCGGAAAAATTGGTGCTTTTTCAAGGATTCTGTTTTGATAACCCTTTCTTACAATATTTCCTGTTTTTTGTTTATATTTATTCGGTATCGTTAAATTTTTCTTTGGTTGTGTTCTCATGCTGTTTATCCGTTAAATTCTGATATATCACTTACAAGTGTACATTCAACACTTCTCCATGCTGGTTTATATCCACCCATCATGTGTGTGTTTGCAGTATTTACCTTACCATCGTTTACAACTGTGTAATATTTCATTCTGTTTGTATCTATTTGCACACCAATATAGTCACCACGTTTGATATCCGCTTTGTATTTTTCAAGTGTTTTGGTTAAAACAAAAAGTTCAAGATTACCATCTTGTGCATATACACCATTAGATGATTTGGAATCAAATGATTTAACCTCTGATTCCTTAACCTCATACATACATGGTATTTCTTTTGGTGCTTTATAACGTATATTACCTTTAGATGCCTCTTTATATACTGAATTTACATTTGTTTTCTTTCTGTCAACCTCATATAACACAACACTCTGGTTAAGGTCTTCTTCAATATACCTTTCAACTAGGTCTGTTTCATAAAAAAAATCTTCTTCTGAGTAAAAAAGAGTATTTTTTGATGGAAGTTGTAATTTACTGTTGTTCATATTTACGATGTACACTTATTTATAATAAATATCTTTTGTTATATCAATTTTTTGTATTATATTTGCAAAGTGCATTATAAACAGTCAATAAAGATATGAAAGAGAAAGATTTTGAAAAAGCATATGAAATAATTAAGGGTTATGAAGGTAAAAATAACCAAATTTTGTATTTGAAATATAAAATTTCAAAGACAAACTATGCATTATCTGAATTTGACGTTAAATATGTGATGGAAAACTCTGATTTTGAACCTTATGAAGTGAATAAAATAGTAAAAATATCAGGTGATTATGGTGAATTTTTACAGAAAAAATATGAATTAGAGTTTTTACCTAAAAAAATATTAATAACAAGGGTTATTGGTGAATTAGGTGAAAGTTTGCACTGTTATGTTCAATATAGACAGACTATTCCAGCAACTTTAATGTATGTTAAAAAGAAATATATACTAAATCCATTGACTGATGACACACAAAAGGAAAAACTTGATGTAAATTTTAAAAAATATGACAATATCACACGTTGGAGTGGAAGAAAATTGAAAGAAGTACAAAAAGAGGGTGTTGATTTTCTTTTAAAAAACAAAAAATGTATATTAGCCGACAGTATGGGGTGTGGAAAAAGTAACACTGCTATTGTTGCTGCAATGGAAACGTTGTCAAAGAAGATATTGATAATATGTCCAGCATCTCTCAAATCAACATGGAAACGTGAATTGTGTATTTATAATGAACCAACAGATGTCACTATAATAAACGGTAACAAATGGGAAACAAATACAAGATTTACTATTGTAAATTATGATATTTTGGACAATTTTTATATTATTCCAACTGATATTGTATATGAAGATAAGATTGTTGACGGTAAAAAGAAAAAAGTACCTGTAATGGTAAAATCTTCAAATGGTGAACTTGTTCCAAAAACACGAAAAAGTCGCAAAAAAGATAAAATTGCAGAATGTTTGAAAAAAAGTTCATTGTTTCTTGAAAAATTTGATTGTGTTATCATTGATGAAGCACATAAATTATCAAATAACACATCAATTCGTTATAAAGTTATTTATGATTATCTTCAAAAAGCAAAACCACAATATGTTTTTCTATTAACAGGTACACCATTGACAAACAGACCTATGAATTTGTACCATGTATTGAAACTAATTGATGCTGATGTCACTAAGAATTATCAATATTATATAAACAGATATTGTGAGGGTAAAACAATGACGTTAAAAACTGGTAAAGAAATAACTTTAAGTGGTGGTGCAAGCAATTTGGATGAACTTAAAGAAAAGATAAAACATGTATATATACGAAGATTGCTCAGTGACATGGAAGATATGGTAAATAAATCCATAGAAACACGTTATTATGACCTCTCAGACGTTCAAATGCAACGTTATGAGGAATTATGGGGTGAATACGTTTTGGCGCAACAGGAACAAGGTAAATACGATTCTGAGGAATATAGACAACTTGTAGAAGGTATATTGGTAAGACAGTATCTCGCAAAAGAAATGATTGCAAATACAACTCAATTGGTAGATGAAAAATTGGAAGATGGCGAAAAAGTGATTATTATTTGTACATTCACTGATGAAATCGAACAATTGAGAAAATATTATGGTGACAAATGTGTTGTGTATGATGGAAAAATGACAGTAAAGCAAAAAGATAAATCAGAATACGAATTTATGAATAATCCAAAAGTAAAAGTGTTCATTGGACAAATAATCGCATGTTCAGTTGGATTAACTTTAACTGCTGCACATACACTTGTTTTTAATTCATATAGTTGGGTTGCTGCTGATAACCTACAAGCACAAGATAGAATTTATCGTATAAATCAGACACACGATGTTACATGTATTTATCAATTATTCAATGATTCTATTTCACAAAACATGTTTGATAAAGTAATGAAAAAAGAAATAATAATGAATCAAACAATAAAAACTGAAAATGAAAAATAGATATGTTGCAATAGATTTTGAAAAATTAGACACATTACCATCATCTGTGTGTTCTGTAGGTCTTGCTGTTATAGAAAATAATAAAATAACAGATACCTTTTACAGTTTGGTGTGTCCACCATCAAAAAATGAGAATTATTATTGTGTTTTAACACATGGTTTGCATTATAATGATGTAAAAAATGCACCAAAATTTCCTGAAATATGGAAAAAAGTTGATAAAATAATTGGGAAATCACCCATTATTGCTCATAATTTTGGTGTTGAAAGGGGTTGTATCAATGCATGTAACGAATATTATGAAACAAATTACAATTATGAATATATATGTACTCTCGCTTTATCCAGAAAATATCTAACGGAACTTTCAAGTAAATCTTTGGATATGGTTTGTGAAGCATTACATTATAACATGGGTTATCACCATAATGCAAAAGATGATGCAATAGCAAGTGCTGAGATTTTTTTAAGAATAAAACAAAAATTTAAATTAAAAGATGAAGATTTCCAACGAAGAAAACAATATGACTGATATTAAATCACCATTAAAAGTAATTTACATTCTGTATGTAGGTAAAAACTCAGATAATGATAATATATATCATTTTTTAATATCAACCGATTCTGAAAGAACATGGGCTGATGGTTGGGAAAATAAACCGGCATGTATTATGAGAGATTTAACACCTAATGATGATATGTATGAATACATTGCAGAAATTAAAACAGAATTAAAATTAGATTTGGCACAGAATAATTGCTGTTTTTCAATGCAAGACTGTAGAGATAATGTAGTTGCTTTAGCAAGTGAAAACCTTGAAGAAGCAGAAGAATATCCAGAAGATGGAAGAATTGTAATACACTTTGCAGATTTGATTGATGATGTCGAAAAAATGTTTGCAAAAAGAGACATTGTTATGAAATATATTTAAATGTAATTATATACATTTGACATTAACTTTTTGGAAAACCAATTAAGAAGGTATTTACTTTTTTTAATAAAACTTTTCTTAAGGTTTTTACCTCTTCCTTTTAAGTATTTTATAACCCCATAATTTTCCAATATATTAAACCACATAACATCATTAAAAGTGTTATCATTTTCAAGTTTTTGTATTTCCATATTTAAACGATTGATATATTTTTTTGCTTCTTCTATACCATCATAAGCAGAAGTTAAATATGCTGTGCGCTCATCGTTATCCCATAAACGATATAGAATATCTTGAATACAATCAATCACATTAAAATCATTTGGTTCATTGGTACTAAAAGGTACTCTTATATATTCATGCGTTGGTCTTTTATAATGGTATGCTTTACCTTTTATTGTATAATAATGTATTCTATTATCATGATTAAATGCGTGAGTTAATTCATGTGCAATTAATGACTTAAAGAATTTAATATCAATATACCTTCTATAATTTGTTCTTACAGGTAGGTTAAAGCAAATATCTTTAGTATGATAATAACATTTACCGCTAACATAATTAATATTAGGATTAACCGAAATTCTAATAAAATATGTAATACCATTCATTTCTATTGTACAGTTTCCCCCACCATCGTTATAAATTTCAAACATTTTTTTGGCAATATCATCCATATTAATATTGCCAAAAGATTCAATTTCTAATTTTTCGTTTATATGTTTTTTTATAACATTTCTTATAATTGAATCTAAAATTGTTTTTTTCATTTTATTATTATTTTAGGAAATTATATAACTCTTTATAGTTGTTTTGGGAATTATATACCTGTTTTTGATATATAATATGTATCAAATAACATATATTCCCAAAGGAACACCTTTTTGTATTTCTTTCATACTTTGTACCATTTCCGCTTGTTTCTTCATGACCTCATAAGGTGTCATTCTCTGTAATCTTTCTTTTAACTCATTCAACGCATTATCACGTTCACGTTGAGCCATATTAATATACATATTATAATCTAATGTTAATTGATTGTTGATAATATTCAGATTTCCTGAGAATTTTCCTCTTATAAAACCAAGTGTTTCAGCAGCATGTGCAATTAATAATTGACGTATTAATGCTTTTGTTGGTGGATTGAAAAAAGAATAATCCATTTCATTCAAAGGTACTTGGTCTGGTGATAATATTACATTTTCATTATCTTTCCTACATTCATCAGCGTTATCACCTGTTGTATCATAATATGTGTACCATAAAAAACATCCATTTAAAGGATACATATTCAAACCACCAGCACCAAAGGTAAGACGAGAACCAGGTGTACTCATAAGGTGTATTAAATGAGTTCCATCAGGCCCAGCAGTAACTTTATATACTAAATCACTTCTTAATAATTGTTGTTTGTAAGACAAATCAGTTGCCATCAATGCAACATCATAAGCAGGCATTGCCCATAAACCAGCACCCATACCGTATGCACTACCCATTCCACCAAATGCAGTTGCAGCACCAAGACCCATTTGTCCAACAATACCACCGCCAAAACTAACACCAAAACCACCATAATTAGCAAAAAGAGATTGGTCTGTTGTCGGTGGTGCAAGCCACATAACTTTATTGATTTCTCTTCCCGCTGGAACAACATATACTTGTTTTCCTTTTTCTATCTTAATAAAATCTTTTTTTAACTCCCACTTGCCGTGCTGTTGAAGTCCTACTTGTTTACTGAACCATTGTGCATAATCCTTGGACATATCAAGACTTCTCATTGAAATAGCAAATGCCAATTCTTGATTTGACATTTCCAAACCTGTCTTTTTCCCAAATAATGCAGCCCAGTTACTCTCGATGATAAAGTTTTGAACAACTTGTGCATAATCACCGATTGCCAATTCAAGAAGGTCACATAACATGTCATCAGTTAATTCAATTTTCCTCACCGAAGCACCAAGTTTGACACGGACTTGTCGAAAGAGGGTTTCTTTTTCTTTATCTATCATTTTTCTTACAAAAAAATTTGTTATTTTAATAATAAATATTATATTTATAATAAAGTGTATTATCAAACAAGTTAGATTATGTATAATTTTAAAGAAAAAGCACAAAAAGTACATGGTGATAAATATGATTATTCAAAAGTAGAATATGTAAACAACAGAACAAAGGTATGTATTATTTGTCCAGAGCATGGAGAATTTTGGCAAACACCAAATAATCATTTACATGGTTATGGTTGTCCTAAATGCAAAGCAGAAAAAATAGGAAATCTTAAAAGGAAAAATATTCAAGAATTTATTGAAAAAGCCAATGAAATACATCATAATAAGTATGACTACTCAAAAGTTGAATATGTGAACAACTCTACCAAAGTGTGTATTATTTGTCCAGAGCATGGAGAATTTTGGCAAACACCAAATCATCATTTACAGAAACATGGTTGTCCTTATTGCACTAATGTAATAAAATCAAACACAAATACTTTTATTGAAAAAGCAAGAGAAGTACATGGTGATAAATATGATTATTCAAAAGTAGAATATATAAACAACAGAACAAAGGTATGTATTATTTGTCCAGAACATGGAGAATTTTGGCAAACACCAAAAAATCACTTAAATGGTCAAGGATGTAATAAATGTGCAATTGAAGAAAGAAACAGAAGAAACACTTCATCAACCGATGAATTTATTAAAAAAGCAAGAAAGATACATGGTGATAAATATGATTACTCAAAGGTTAATTATATAAATTCAAGTGAAAAAGTATGTGTAATATGCCCAAAACATGGTATTTTTTATCAAACACCAAATGACCATTTACAAGGTTGCGGTTGTCCTAAATGTGGTGCTGTAATTTCAGAAAGTGAAGATAACATTAACAGTTTTATTAAAAATGATTTAAAGTTGGAAACAATAACCAAAAATAAAATTCTGATTTCACCTTATGAGTTAGATATATATATTCCAGAAAAAAAACTTGCTATTGAATATGACGGTGTTATTTGGCACTCTGAAAAATTTGGTAAACATAAAAACTATCATTTAAACAAAACAGAACTTTGTGAAAAACAAGGGATAAGATTAATTCATATTTTTGAAGATGAATGGGATAAACACGAAAATATTGTAAAAACTAAGATTAAACATATATTGGGTTGTGATAAGAGTTTACCAAAAGTATTTGCAAGAAAATGTATTGTTTGTAAAATAAAACATAAAGAAGCAAGGGAATTTCTTGAACAAAACCACATTCAAGGTGCTTGTAATTCAACTATTTATTTAGGATGCTATTATGAAAATAAACTTGTTGGTGTGATGAGTTTCAAAAAAGAAACGAAAAATTCTGATAATTGGGAATTAACAAGGTTTGCAACTGATATTAATAAACATTGTGTTGGTATTGGTGGCAAATTATTCAAACAATTTATCAAATGGTACAATCCAAGTGAGGTAAAGAGTTTTGCTGACAGAAGGTGGAGCAATGGAAACTTATATAATAAGTTGGGCTTTAAATTGGATAGTGTTTTAAAACCAGATTACCAATACACAAACGGTATTATATTAAGGTCTCATAAATTTAATTTTAGAAAACGCATTCTTTTGAAAAAATATCCAAATAGTGGTTTAACAGAAGATATGACAGAATATGAAATGACACAAAAATTAGGTTTTTATCGAATATGGGATTGTGGATTATACAAATATATATGGAAAAATGATATTTATAATAAAGAAAAATAAAGAATATGAAACAATTTGTAATAAATAAAAATGCAACACTTCCTTTTCTTGAAATAGAACCAATTCATGACGGAAGACACACATATAAAAAACTATATCTTGCTTTACAAGCAGCAACAGTTACTTTTTCAATGACAAATATGGTAACAGGCGTTAAAAAAATAGCAAATGCACCATGTTATATTGTTCCATTTGATGAAGAATCTTGTGAAGAAAGGTTTAAAATACAATATAGGTGGAAAAAAAGAGACACATCGGAAGCAGGTACTTATATTGGTCTATTTAAAATTAATTTTGATGGTGATATAACGATGGATGGTGTTCATTTCCCAAAAGGTGAGTTAATTGTGCCAATTTCCGAAGATTTACAGATAATTATAAATGACAGTAACTTGAAAATAAAGTAAAAAAATGACAATTAATCATGTTTAAATATGAACCTTATGTAAAATCTCTTATAAAATATATGTTAAAAAATGGTTATACAGCAAAACCATTACCAAAAGTCATATTAAATAAGAAGAAACAAAAAGGATTATTTATTAGCACAGGAAAATACATACCAGAAGAAAAAACTGTTGTATTATATGTTAATGGAAGACATCCAAAAGATGTTTTGCGTTCATTGGCACATGAAATGATACATCATAAACAGTTTGTTGATGGAAAACTTGATTCAAGTAAATGTTCAAACGATAAAATTGTACAAAACGATTATATTGTACCGTTTGAAAAAGAAGCATACTTAAAAGGAAATATTGCTTTTAGGTCATGGACTGAAACATATAAAAATAAAAAAGAAAAAAACAATAATAAAAATGAGAAGAACAATTAAACTTAACAAACGTGAACTTAAAGGTGTAATATCTGAGTCCGTTAAAAGAATTTTGAATGAACAATATGAACCTAATTCCTTATATATTGTATTTGATGGTACAACTTATTATGAAGTTTATGGTTTTGACATTGAAGATGAAATTGCAGAAAATGATGTTGAAGTTGTGGAAGGGCCATTTGATGAATCAGATGAAGAAGTTGAATACAGAGTTGAGGAATTAAACAATGAGGCAATGTATGGTGTAAATTGGAGAAAACAAATGAGTATGTATGAATCTCGTAGGAGAAGATTAAACGAAATGGGTGCTAAAAGTTATGATTTATTAAGGCAAAGATATGAGGAATATCAACAAAGTATTAAAAATCTTTGTGCTGTTCTTAGGTCAGAGGTTTTGAATGGTGATAAAGAAGCAGCAGCCGCTTTACATGAATTTGTAAGTTCAAAAAAAACATATAAAATAGAAGATATATTGTGTATACGTTAAACTGGAGACCAAGATATACATTATGGGAACTATATACCTGTTGTCCCCGATTATTCTTTTAGTATAAATATACAATACTGCAAATATAGTTCAAAAAAGTGTCACCACCAATAATTTGGGGTGACATTTTTGTTTTTTGTACTATTTATAATTAAGATAATAAGATATAGATTGAATTACACATATGAAACGCACAATTAGATTGAATGAATCAGAATTGAAAAGGATGATTGCTGAATCAGTTAGAAGAGTGTTGAAAGAAGGTAAACGTGTTAACAATAAACCTATGTTTAAACAGTGGACTGCAAATGGCAGACCTTATGGTGCAGAAGAAACAATAGGCAAAGGTAATTTTATTCATCATGATAATGCTGATGGAACTGTTAGAATACCACAACCAAAATCACGTCCTGCCACACAAGACGAAATAGATAAACATGATGAAAGGACATTAAGGAGAAATCTTATATCCTATCTTGCCAATGAAAAGGGTTTATCAAGAGAAGAACTTAGTAGAAAAACAACCAATGACATAGAAACACTATATAGAATACTCAACAGTTAGTAACAATATACCTTTTCCAAACATATCTGATAAACACACCAAAAGGTGTGTTTATCTTGTTTTTATGCACTTTGTATATATGTTGTTAAAAAGTAGTGGTAAAAAACGAATACAAAAAATGTCAAACCTTGATGGATTTGACATTTTGTATGTTGTAGTCTAATCATCAAACCACCATTCTGTTATATCTTCCATAGAAGCACCGTTTCTTTCGATATAATCTCTAAGGCTTTCTCCTTCATTGGGGTATGCATTATATGCGTATGGTGAACCACTGAAATGTATATAAATTGTTGCGTTTGGAAGGGGGTCATCTATTGTATATGTTTGTCCATGATAAGATGCTGTTGGATATTCACCATTCCTTAAAGCGTGTACTCGTTCCATTCTATCTAAATCTTTATACTTATCCCATAAATTGTCTCTTTCAATAGTACCACGTTTTGAACTCCTCCATTTTTGAGTTATTTCGTCTGCATAGTCTTTTAATGGTCTGTTTTTTCTTGCTTCTCTCAAAACCCCTTTCACTGATTCAGCAATCATCCTTTTCAGTTCAAATTCATTTAGTCTAATTGTTCTCTTCATATATTGTATTGCTTTTATATTACTTATTCTTTTATAAATAGTTCACCAAAAGAAAAAAAAAAATGCCAACTTCCATAGGGAATTGACATTTTTCATAAATATACACATATTTATACTAAAAGGTTATTCGGGGACAACAGGTATATAGTTCCCTACATTATTATGGTGATATAAATCCAGATGTATGGGATGTTTTAACAAGAGGTGAAGATTGAGAATATTAAAATTCAGTAACTTTTTAATGTGTTACTGAATTTTTTCTTTTTATTAACGTTCTTTTTGGTACTTTTTGTCCATTTATCTTTAAATTACTTATTGTTTTAATTATATCATACATATTTAAGTCAATTGTATCAATTATTGATGGTGGAACACCAATTATACCATCATAATTTGTTGGAATATCTTTTCTATGGTTAACATTTATTGCGTTAAGGTTATCATATTTTTGATATTTGCCGATATCGGCATTATTTTGTGGAAAATCTCCCTTTTTTGGTCTTTCAAAATTTGTATACCATACAGATTGTACTTCTTTTGGTTTTCCGTTGTTCATTTGGTCTAAAAATTTCATATTTTTGTTATAACCAATTGAAATTTCGTTATTTTTTAACAAATCAAATACTTTTCCTTCATATCCAGACTTTGTTGGGCCAATTACAAGAAACTTTTTGCCCAAATCTTTTAATTGTTGTAAAAATTTTGAAAACATACCATTACTGTATGGTGGATTTGTTACAACAATATCAATATATGTCATAATATTTCTAATTTCGTCAGATAAAAAGTCACCATTACCTCTAAGTGGCTTTTCCGTTACCCCATTTTTTGTTAAAATTGTCATTTTCGGTGGTAATTTATCTTCATTTGACCAAAATGTTGAAACAACCATTGGTATATGTAAGTTTTCAAAGTTATTTTTGAAAAATTTCCAAAAATTACTCTTATTTGGCTTATCGCAACAGACCATAACAACCTTATTATAGAATATTTTTGGGTCATAATGTGATATTTCAGAGCCAATATCATCATACTGTGTGAAATATTCATCATGTTCAAACAATAATTTTGATATTATTTTGTTTACAATTTCATTTACTATGTTATTATTATACATATTTTTGTTTTTTCTAAAAATTCTTTCTTTGTCATATAAATAAATATTATTTTTTATTTGCTTATTTGGTTTTTTTGACTTATATTTGGAACGGAAATGTGTTGATGATGTGATGTTATATAAAATTGTCACTTAACTCAACATTATATAATGTTTTTAAATGAAAAATTGATGAAAAGTGAAGTAACAAAAGAGCAAATACATTCTTTCTTTAAGGGTTACAATCCTATGGAGAGAATTATTAAGATTGAAGGTGATTACAACAGTGAAAAAATGTGTGTAATCTATCGTGATGAAAAAGGTATAAAAAAAGTGTCTCATGAACCTTTCTATCCTTTTTGTTGGGCTAAACAAAGTGTTGGTAGAGGATTGTTTGGTGGTGATAGAAAGATAATCAAAGCAAAATTACAACAATATCATATTTCTTGTAAAGGTCTTAGAATAAATGATTCTAACGGAAATGTACCTAAACGTATGGAAAATGGATATAGAGTGTTATTTAAAGCAACAACACCAATGTCCTATCAAAAATTCATGTCATTTTTTAAAGAAGGTGGAAGACCAATATATCCAAATCAAAATGATGCAAATTATGGCATGAAAGAATTTATCGTTGTCAATCCTATTGAACAATTTATGATTCAAACAGGAAAAAGACAATTCAAAGGATATGATGATTATGATAATCTTTTACGAATGGAGTTTGACTTGGAAACAGAAAGTCTTGACCCCCAAAAAGGTTGTATTTCCCAAATTGGAATAAGAACAAATAAAGGTTATGAAAAGATAATCCCAATTCTTGGAGATGGTGAGGAAAAATTAAAGAATGAGATAAAGGGTTTAAAGGAATTTTTCGACATAGTACATGAAATAAACCCAGATGTGTTAACAGGACATAATATTGAAAACTTTGACTTTTGGTTTATTGATGAACGTTTAAAACTAAGAGGTTCATCACTTGAATTGTTTACTGAAAATATTTTTCCACATAAAGGAATATATAAGGCAAATAAACAAAAAGTTCTTAAACTTGGTGGTGAAATGGAATATTATACACCTACAATTATGTGGGGTACTAATATTACAGATTCATTATTTGCTGTAAGAAGAGCGCAGGCTTTAAATTCAAATATTAAAAAGGCAGATTTGAAATATATTACAAAATTTGCTAAATTAAATAAACCAAATCGTGTATATGTACCAGGTAAAATAATCAATTCAACTTGGGTTGATGAAAAAAGAAGATATGCTCACAATGACAAAAATGGACATTGGTTCAAAATAACAAAATCATTGTTGCAGAAAACTTTTAACAATCAAGAAAAACGTTATGAGTTACTTGAAAACAATACAAAACTTTATGATAAAAAAGAAAACGAAAGTTTTGATATTGTAACAGGTAGATATATTGTTGAACGTTATCTCTTGGATGACCTTTATGAAACTGACAAAGTTGAATTATCATTCAATCAGACGAACTACCAAATTTGCAAGATGCTACCAGTTCCATTTGAAAAAATGTGTACAATGGGTACTGCTGCAATTTGGAAATATATTATGTGTACATGGAGTTATGAAAATAACCTTGCAATTCCAGAATTAATTGACACACACGCTTTTACAGGTGGTTTATCAAGACTTCTTGTAACGGGATATGTGGATAGAATTATAAAATTAGATTACAATTCGCTTTATCCTTCAATTATCCTCACATTTAATATTAAGAGCGACATTGACATCATGGGTGTAATGATGATAATGTTGGAATATATATTAACACAACGTGAGGAATATAAGGGTGAAAAGAAAAAATATGACAAAAAAGTACGTGAAATCATTGTTATTCTTGATAATCAATCTGATAATCTTGATTTGAATGAAGAATTAAAGAAATACAAATCATTGTTTACGTTGTTTGATAACAACCAAGCAGCCGTAAAAGTTATTGGTAATGGTTTCTTTGGTTCTTATGGTAGTGGTTCTGTATTTCCTTGGTCAGACCTTATTTGTGCGGAAGAAACAACATGTACTGGCCGTATGGCACTTAGGCTTATGATTGGTTGGTTTACAAATAAGGGATATAGACCGTTGGTTGGTGATACAGATGGTTTTAATTTCCAAATGCCTAAAGAATTTAGGTATACAAAAGAACATCCATATGTTGGCAAAGGTTTAAATCGTCTTGTCAAAGAAGGAAAAGAATATATTGACGAATGGGGTGACATTATGGAGTTCAACGACCTCTTCATGAGAGGTAAAATGGGATTGGACGAAGATGAGGTTATTCCTGCAAACATTACCTGTGCCAGAAAGAATTATATAGACCTTTTGGATAATGGAGAAATTAAAATTGTTGGTAATACTTTAAAATCAAAAAAGATGCCAATATACATTGAGAAATTCATTATGAAAGGTGCTGATTTGTTACTTCATAACAAAGGTAAGGAATTTATGGAATACTATTATGATTATATAGAGAAAATATATAACATGCAGATTCCTTTGAAAGAAATTGCTTCTGTTGGTAAAATTAAAACAAGTATCAAAGAGTATAAAGAAAAGTGTAAAGAAACAACAAAAGCGGGTACTAAAAAAGCAAGACAAGCGTGGTATGAACTTGCAATTAAGGAAAATGTGAATGTCAATATGGGTGATTCTATATATTTTATCAACACAGGAACCAAAAAAGGTGAAAGTGATGTAAAACGTGTTACCAAATATTATTATGAAGATGAAAATGGTAATGTTATAGAGTATGCAACTAATGAAAACGGTGAAAAATTACTTGATAGGAAAGGTAATGTAATATCATTGACCAAATATATTGAAAATGAATATAAAAAGTATTACAAAGAATATGCTGGCAGTGAATTTTCTAAATCAAGATTGGATTTTGCAAACAATGTTCTTTTCAAAGATAAAGAAATATTGGAAAAAGATGAAATAATATTTAATTGTGTAATGTTATCCAATGACCTTATTGAAGATGAGGATGACCATTTCTGTGATGAAAACTTTGAGTATAACCGTGCAAAGTATATTGAAATGTTCAATAAGCGAATAAGACCATTATTGGTTGTGTTTGACAAAAATATAAGGACAAGAATAAATGATAAGGGAAAAGAAATTGACAATATATTAATTTCAAATCCAAAAGACAGAAAAACATTCACAGAAGAAGAGTGTAAATTAGTGTCTGGTCAGCCATTTAATGAAACAGACCAAGATACTTATGAAGCACTTATGACAATGGAAGATAAAGAGATTAAGTTTTGGTTATCTGTTAATAAAGTTCCTGCATATATTGAATACATTGATGGTATGGATTGGAATACAATTAAAAATGATTATATTGAAAGACAAGAACAATTAAAACAAGATGGAATAAAGGAAGAAATTGATTTATATAATAATATTATAAACAATATGAAACAATCTGATGTGGATGAAGTGATTGAAAATGGAATTTTGCCAGAGGAATTAATTTCAATAATTGATGAGGATTTTCAAACGGGTATCTTTAAATCAAAGAAATGGGGTATTCAACTTGGTACAATATATGATATTATAGATAAAGATTTTATAGATAAAGTTCAAGAAAAAGAAGAAGAATTGCCTTTTTAGTTTTTTTAACACTATTTATTTTGTGGTTTAAAACTTTTGTATTACATTTGCAAATGTTTTATGATAATAATAATTTTTAATTTAAAAAGTGAAAAGTATGAAAAAGAATTATTTTGTTCCAATGACGAAAGTCATAGTGTGTAATTTCAATGGTGGAATTATGGATAATGCAACTACATCAGTAGCATCAAAACCTTATAGAGATACACCATTGTTCTAAAAAATTTGAATGAACTTGAATTTTCAAGTTCATTTTTTGTAAAAATATATAATAATGAAAAAAAAAGGAGAAAAGAATTATGATTGAGAATTTGAATGAAACTGTTGAAATGATGAATAGTTCTGATTACAAAGAACGATTTAAGGCAGAATATTATCAACTTGAATACCGTTATAACAAATTAAAGAAGATGCTTGAAGATTGGGATAATAACAAATTATCATTTATACCAACTTGTGATAGAGACGTTTACACAACACAAATTGTTTCAATGGGTGTTTACCTCAATGTCCTAATGCAAAGAGCAGGAATTGAAGGAATAGATGTTTAAAAACAAAAATAA